CAGTCACCGATGTATTTCGTGTAAAGCTTTGTCACCTCCGCAAAATCAATATGATACAGCAGTACCAGCTTTAAGGCGGTAGGATACAATCTCTTCGGAATATGGTTCAGACTGCCTCTGGCCACAATATTCATGGCATCCGCCATTTCTTTCGCATGTTTCGGACGGAACCGTTCGTTCTTCTCCAAAGCATCACCGATAAAGTCATCGATGAGAATGGGACCGTGCTTTAAATGCTTATAAGGGGACATTTCTGGCCGGTATTCCTTGATAAAACGGTCGTTTTTATACATTCTCACACTGTCGGCATTGGACAAAATATACAGGTTTCCGCGGTTGCAGCCGGGATGCTCTCCGATATCCATGGAGGAGGTGATCTGAAGCACGGGGATCTCATCCTGTTCACAGGCATAAACGGAAGCTGCGAGCTTCGGATTACGGAACATATCCATGACACCGTGATAACAGATCCGGTCACCGCTTCCGAAGTCCTTATGGGTATTGTAGTCGAACATACACCAGCCGAAGCTTCCGGCGATATCCTCCTGCCCCGCCACGGCATCCAGTACGTTGGCATGGCGGATCACATGTTCACTGCGGCGTTCCTCATTATCGAAGGCTTTTGTGGGATACATGTGTCCGTTGTATTCGCTGATCAGGTAAGGCTTGTCGGTATCGGTTCATAAAATGAATAATAATTTTATATTGAGAAAGGAATGATATATATGAAAATATATAAGATATACTGTCTTAAAAATGAAGAAGGTAAAATAACATACATAGGTCAAACAAGTAGAACATTAAGGGAAAGATTAAGCGAACATCGTAAAAAATTTAAACATAGAAGAAAATATACAATACATTTATTGGAGGAAACTTCTAATCCTAAAAATGCCGATGAGCTAGAAACTTATTATATAAATAAATATGATACAGTTGAAAATGGAGAAAATATAACTATGGGAAAAGGAAGAAAAGGATTAGGTGCAAATAAAACCTCTTTTAAACAAGGTAATGACTACGGAGGAGTAGGCAAAAAGAAAGTTAAATGTATTGAAACAGGAGTAGTATATGATAGTATCGCTGAATGTTCTAAAGAATTGAATTTAAATAGAAATAAAATTTCAGATGTATGTAATAAAAGAAGAAAAAGCACAGGAAATCTTCATTTTGAATTTGTATAAAATTAAAAGAGAGTCCTCCAATATTTATGGGATAATACCGAGAGCGACAATATCTAATGTCGTTTGTAACGCATAGGAGATGAGCGTTAAGATGAAAGCAATAACTCTCCCAAGAGCCTCCTCCCCTTAACAAGTAAAGTTGAAGGTGAAGATGTATGCTGGACTTATATGATGGAAAAATATAAGAACTATAAGATAAAAAACTTATAGGATAACAAAACGTTGCGCGGTAATGTGTTGGTTGCTGACGAATTTAGACTTATCAAATTAGATATAATAAATTCAGTTTTAAAACAATTCTTAACAAATCCAAGAAAACCTCCATTTTTAGAAAAACCAGAATATAAAGATTATCCTCTTGAGTCTAATATGGAGATATATCTTTCTAGTGCCTGGATGAAAGTTCATTGGAGTTATGAAAAATTTACAACAATATTAAATAGAATGTTTGAGGGTGGAAAAGCATTTGCTTGTGCTATACCATACTTAGCATCTTTAGACCATAAACTTGTACTTAAAGATAAAATAGAGGAAGATAAAGAAGAAATGGGCGAATTTGTATTCAATATGGAATATGGTGCGATATGGCATGGACAAAGTGGTGATTGTTTCTTTAATGCAAGCGATATGTTAAATGCAAGAGTTTTAAAAAATGCTTATTATCCTTTAACTGATTCGCAATATAAAAATCCAGATGAAAAGAAAAAGAAATTAAAGCAAATGCCTAAAAAGAAAGATGAAATAAGACTAATTTCTATAGACGTTGCAGTCGCAAGGGCTAATAAATCAAATAAAAATGATAACTCTGTTTTTACTTTATGGAGATTACTTCCGAGTGGAAATAATTTAACTAGAGAGGTTGTTTATATGGAGTCTTGGAATGGTATGAAATTGGAGAAACAAGCAACTCGTATAAAAAGATTATTTACTGAATTTGAAGCTGATAAAATCATAATAGATGGTGGTGGTGTTGGTATAGCATTAATTGGTGAAATGGAAAAATCATCTTATGATGAAACTATAGATGAACATTATGAACCGTTTGGTATTTATGATATGAGTACACAAACTAAAGATTTTGAACCTTTGAAAAATGGAATAAATTGTATATATGTTATTAAAGGGAATCAAAAAGTTAATAATGACTGTGCTGTATATCTTAAAAATTCTTTTTCTAGTAAAAAAATAAGATTATTGATAGAAGAGAATGAAAAAAGAGGGGATTTCAGTAAGGATTTAAAATATCATCAAGATAGTGAATATCATGCTGAAAAAATAGCTCCTTTTATTCAAATATCCAATTTTATATTTGAAACAATAAATTTAGATTATGATACTATGAGTAACGGCGATATAGTCCTTAAAGAAAAAGGAAGAAATCGAAAAGATAGATTTTCTTCGGTAGCATATGGGAATTATTTAGCTGAATTAATAGAAAGAGATATAAGAAAGAAGAATAGAAGCAAGAAAAATAAATGTATATTCCTTGCTAATTAAAGGTGGTGAGATATTTGAGTGAAAAGGAATTAAATAAAAAAGATAAGAATTTAAAATTTGCACAAACAGCATCTATGCTAGATATAAGTAATATAGATAGAGTTTCTGAAAGTAAAAGAAGAAGTAAATTAGATACAGATACAATATCTAGTGCTTTAGAAAATCCATATAGTAATGTTAGTACTTTACAGCAACAAGCCGAACTTATGAGAGTTATCAATGGTACTTTAAAAGAAATATTAACTTATAAATCAAATCTTTTAACTTACGACCATTATATGATTCCTATAGATGCGAGTAAATTCATAACTAAAGGACAAGATAACTTTTTTAAATCGTTTAGGAAGGCTTGTAGTGAATTAGATAAATATAATTTACACACATTTTGCCCTTGGATTATAGATTCAGAGTTACGAAAAGGCGAGATTTATATTTATAAACAAGAGACAAGTGATAGCGTTACATTTGTTTCACTTCCAGAAGATTTATGCAAGGTAACTTATACAGAATCTTTTATGTTAGGATACAGTATAAAACTTAGTGGTATTAATACTAAACAATTAGGATATTTCCCTGTGGATATTCAAAATTTATATGCTGATTACAAAGCTGGTAAATTAAAAAATGATGAGAATTTTGTAGACAACTATTATAAATTACCATTGGAAAATGCAGTGGCCTTTTTACCAGAAGTAATTGATTCTAAAGGGATACCTTATTATAGTGGTTTATTGTTAGATTTAAGTAGAATAAAAGATTTATCCGATGCAAGTATGGATAATATTAATGCTAACAACTTTAAACTTATACATCAATTACTACCCACAGATGATGACGGTGATTTAAGTATAGAACCAGACACAGCAATGTTTTACCATAAAGCATTAGTAAGAAATGTAAGAGATGGAATAGGAGTAGTTAGTTCACCTTATCCAATAGATTCAGTTTCTTTACAAACTAATAAAGTTTCAGATTATGAAGAAATAAACAATTTAATTAATAATGTTTATGATGGAGCCGGAATAGATAGTAATTTATTTAATGGGGACAATAGAAGTAGTACTCAAATGACTATTTACAGCGGTATAGTTGATAGTTTATTACCATTTAATCTATTAGATAGAATTTCTATATGGTTAAATTATATATTTAGTAAGAATTCAGCTTTAAAGAATTTCAAATTATATTTTTGCAACACTACCAAATATAATAAAGAAGAAAAAATACAAGCGAGTTGTAATAGATTAACCACTTGGACTAGCAAGTTAGAATATTTAGGAATATGTGGATATACTCCGTTAGAAGCTTTAAATATTCTACAAATAGAAAGCATATTGGATTTTGGAACTCTTATGAGCCCGTTAGCTAATAGTCATAGTCAAGTTACTGATAATGATAAAGGTGGAAGACCAACGGCTAGTGAAGAGAGTGGAAATCCGAATAAAGCACCAGAAGCGGATAATGCAGGTGATTATTAAAAAAATAAGGAGGATTAAATATGAAATATAAAAATCCATTATATATATGTTATGATGCTAAACAAAAGAAGTTTTTAATAAATGAAGGACTTAAATATTATGTTTGTGGTTTAAATCCGAATAATCACAAAACATTTTGGGTATTTATGAGAGATAAAGATTTAGATTTAGCATTAAATAAGTGGAATAAAAAATAATTAATAAAATATTAGGAGGAATATATATGTATTTTAATGAAAAGCATAAAGAAAGAGTTGAAAATCGTGGCGATGGTTACATTTATGTAGGAAGTTATCATAAAAATGAAGAAACTATAGATGGGAAAAATAAAAAATATAGTAATACTTATATAAGGGTTAAATGTCCTAATTGTTGTTATACTTATGAAAATAGTTTTGCTTATTATATTGAAAAAGAATTAAATGAAAAATTAGGGGATTATTGGGACTTTGAAGAAAATGAAAGAAGAGGTATAAATCCTTACTGTATAACTTGTAAAAGTCATAATAAAATCATTTTAATATGTGATAAAACTGATTATCATGGTAATTATATTACGACTCCTGCTCATTTTTTAGAAGGTAAGAGATGCCCATATTGTTCACATACAACTGGCAAAATACATCCTAGAGATAGTTTTGGAGCTTTATATCCCGAAAAGGCTAAATATTGGTCTCCTAATAACAAGAAGTCACCTTTTAAAGTAACCCCTAGAACTAATAGAAAATATAAATTTATATGTGAAGAATGTGGCAATGAATTTGAGAGGGATTTAGCAAATTTAAATCAAGTTGACACAGGTGTGTTTTGTAGAGAATGTAATTCTTCTCAATTAGAAATAAAAACTAAAAATGTGTTAGAAAAATATAATGTCAAATATGAAATACAAGTGAAATATGATGATTTATTAGGACTAGGAAAAAGAAATCTTTCTTATGATTTTTATTTATCCGATTATAATTTATTGATAGAATGTCAAGGAATTCAACATGAAAAATGGCAGAAAACTTGGATGTCAAAAGAGGACTTTGAAAAACAATTAGAGCATGATAAAAGAAAAAGAAATTATGCTAAAGAACATAATATTAATTTATTAGAAATTTGGTATTATGACATGGATAATATAGAAGGAATATTAATAAAAGAATTAAATTTAGGATAGGTGATATAATGGATTATAATATTTTATCAACAAATCCTTATAGTGATTATATGTGTAAAGGAATACAACTTTCTAATATACAAATTTTACATGAACAAGGATATAAAGGAAAAGGACAAAGAATTTGTGTTATTGATACGGGTTCACATCTCCATTCATTTATAGTTAATAATATTGTAGCAGGTAAAAATTTTACAAATGAAGGAACTCCAGAAGATTACACTGATAAAAATAATCATGGTAGTTTCTGTATAGGTGAGGTAATACAAGTAGCACCAGAGTGTGAAGTAGTAGTTGCCAAAGCATTAAATTCTGAAGGTGCTGGTAGCATGAAAAGTATTATGGAGGCTTTTAAATATGCTTTAGAACAAAATGTTCATGTTATATCTATGAGTTTAGGTGGAACTAAAGGTGATGAAGAATTACATAACTTAATAAAAGAGGCTAATAAACGTGGGATTTTAGTTTGTACTTCAGCAGGTAATAGTGGTGATGGAAATGCAGATACAGATGAATATTCATATCCTGCCTCCTATCAAGAATGTGTGAATATTGGGGCAGTAAATCAAAATCTATCTATAGCTAAGTATAGTAATTCAAATAAATGGGTAGATTTGGTAGCTGTTGGAACAGACATTGTATCTGTGTATTTTAATGAGAGATTTTGCAAAAGTAGCGGAACTTCAATGGCTTGCCCTATAGTTGCGGGAACAGCATTATTATTAAGAGAAAAATTTATAAATAAATATGGTAGAATTCCTTCAGAAGAAGAATTATATGCAAGACTTATTAAACATACTAAAGACTTAGGTATAAGTTCAAAACTTCAAGGTGAAGGATTTTTATATATAAATGAGTAGGTGATATATTATGGAAAAATTCATATATGTATTTAATGAAGAAGATAAACATGAATTATTAAGCCAAGGATTAGTTTTTTTATGCGAGGGAGTTATGAATGGTAAAACAATGTATGTTTTTATGAATAGTTCTAAAGTAAAATTTTCATCTGAAGATAAAAGAAAATTCATGTTTTCTAATAAATTATTTTTCTAAGAAAGGGGGTGTGAATTAGAATTGGAAAATAAACATGTACAATTATATAGTGAATTAGAGGTTTATAAATCTTCTAACGACAGTAGGTTTGTTCCTTGTAGAATACTTGTATGCCACGACCAAGATAATTTAAATGGTTCTTGGTTTGATTCTGAAAAACAAATGAAATGTGCAGAAAAAAGTATAAGAGGTATTCCTCTTTTAGCTCATGTATACAAGAATGAAAATGATGAATGGGTTTTAGGTGGACATGATGGAAGATTAGAAATGACTGATACTACGGATGGTTTTGATATGGAATATGTTTACTTAGAAAAGGCTTATGGTTTTGTTCCTGAAGATACAATAATTACACAAGTCGAAAAGAATGGTAAGAAATATTTAAGTTGCACTGGTTTAATTTGGAGAGAGTATTCTGGACAATTATTAAAAGTATTAGATTCTAATGATGGAGCATTAGAAGTTTCTATGGAAATAGAAGTCAATGATTGTGATTTTAGAGATGATGGATATATAGAAATATCTGATTTTACATTTTTAGGAATAACAATGCTAGGTGTTGGTGTACAACCTGCAATGGAAGGTGCAAATTTATCTGTGTTTACAGTAGGAGATATAAAAACTGAGTTAGAAGAAATGAAGAAAATTTATTCTTTAGAAAAAGGAGGTGAAGTAATGGATAATAAATTAGAAAATCAAAAAGATAATTTTGAAGTTGAAGAAGATAAAGATGACTTCACTCCAGAAGAAAATAAAGAAGAATGTTCTCAAGATAATAATGAAGAAAACAAAATAGAAGATGTAGAAAATAATAGTGTTGAAGAATCTAAAGAAGATGAAAAATATTCTCAACTTCAAAAGGATTATCAAGATTTACAAGAAAAGTATTCTGAATTAGAAACTAAATATAATGAATCACAAGCTAAGTTAGAAAGCATGAGTGATTATGAAGAATTAAAACAATTTAAAGAAGAATCTGATAGTAAACAATTTGAATTAGAAATAAATGAAATATCTGAAAAATATGCTTTAGATACAGAAGGTTCTAAAGTTTTAAAGGATAAAGTATTAAAACATGAAATATCTAAAGAAGAATATGAAGGTAAACTTGCTATAATGTGGGCTAATGAAATAAGAGAAAGTCAAGTTTTCAATAAACCTAAAGATAAGAAAGAAAATCAAATAGGTATTTCAAATCCAAACGAAAAATATTCAGATTCTAAAGCACCTTATGGTGGTAGATTAGAAAAATGGAGAACTAAAAAATAATAAAACAGGAGGTAAAATTTATGTATCAAATATTAACTTATGTAGAAGATAATTTTGTTAAATCAGCAATATGCTCTACTGAATTAAAAAATGGTGAAGTAGTATTAGTAAAAGGACTAGCTGACTCAACTTTAGCTAAAATTGGGGATATAGGCGTTGATGGTGAATGTTATGAAGTAGGTGCCTTAGAAGATGATGCTAATAAAATATTAGCTATGGTAGCATCTGACGGTCATAGATATGAAAAAGAAACATCTTACAATTTTGGAGATTATGCAGACACACCAGCTGGTGAACCAGTAAGAGTTTATTTCTTACACAAAGGTATGGTAGTTTCAATAGAAAAATCACTTATTGCTGATGAAGTTGCTAAAGGAGACCAATTATCTCCAAAAGCTGATACTCATCAACTAGCTAAAACTGCTGGAACTGAAAAAAGAATAGTAGGAGAAGTTATAGGAACTTCAAAATTAATGGGTAAAGATATGGTACAAATATTATTCTATTAAGAATAAAATAATTAATAAAATGGAGGTTAAAAGAATGATAGATAATGATGTTAGACAAATGGTAATAGACTTACATAATGGTATGTGTTCTTATTCAAGAAAAGAAGCTTCAGATGTTATAAGAAATATGATATTTGAACAAGTAGAACCACTTCCAGAAAAGAAATCTAATTATAGAAGATGGTTAAAAAGAAATGGCAATACAGTATTTGAATTATTAGAAGAGTTAATAACTATAACTCATAATGAAATAACTGTTGAATCTTTTGGAGATTTAGTAGATGTTGAAACTTTCGATATAGGAGATAAAAAAGAATTCTTAATTCAAAATGACGAATTATTCAAAGTTGGGTTAATGGCTACTGGTGTAAAAACAGTTCATAGACAAAGAATCTATGATAAAAAGGTAGATACTAAAGCTTTCAGATTAGGTGTTAAAATCTATGCTGAAATGTTTGATTTCTTAAAAGGAAATATAGACTGGACTTTATTTGTAGATAGAGTATCTAAATCTTTTGATAAAAAAGTATGTACATTAGTTACAAAAACTATATTTGGAGCTTATGATACTGCTGGAAATCCAAATTTATGTAAAGCATCTAATGACAATGCTTTATCAACTACTTTAAAAGAAATGATAGCTAAAGTTGCAGATTCTACAGGTCAAGAAGTTCAAATACTAGGAACTAAAACTGCATTAGCTCATATAAAATCTGATGCTACTTTTGTATCAGATGCTGAAAAAGATGATAGAAGAAATTATGGATATACTCAAGTATTTGAAGGTACTCCTTTAGTTCCATTACCAAATTATTATGATAAAACTACTGGTGCTTTTGAAGTTGATGACGATATGTTATTAATAGTTCCAGTTGGAGAATCACTTGTAAAACTTGGATATGAAGGTAACAAGCTAAATATAGCTTAACGCCTCGTATATCGAGCAATCGGTATAGGACACAACTTGAATTGCAGGTAATGGGTAAAGCTCTACTCCAAAGCGGATAGTGAAAACTAAAACGTAAAGGCACGAAAGTAGAAAAAACGTAGAGATGGTGCATGGTTAAATCCTAAACACTGGTGATTAATATCACAAATCCCTGTTCATGCAGGTAAGTATCCCTGTTTTATTTAAAATAATTAATATTCCAATAAGATAATGAAAGGAGTGATAATTATTCCTAAAAAGAAATTATCTTACGAAGAGGTTAAAAGTTATATAGAATCTTTCGGATATAAATTATTATCTAAAGAATATAAAAATAATCATACGAAAATCGAAGTACAATGTCCCAAAGGTCATAAATATGATGTTACATTTGGAAATTTTAGAAATGGTACAAGATGTAGAAAATGTGCTTTTGAAAAATTGTCTAACGATAGAAAATTATCTTATGATTACGTAAAAAAATATATTGAATCATTTAATTATGAATTATTAGAGGAAGCATACATTAAAAGCGATATTCCCATGAAAATGAAATGTGATAAAGGACATATATGTTATATATCTTGGGATAATTTCAAATGTGGAAGAAGATGTAAAATATGTAAATATGAACAGCTTTCTGAAAAATTTAAATTTACATATAAAGAAGTAAAAGAATATATAAGTTTAAATGGATTTGAATTATTATCAAAAGAATACATTAATAACTCCATTCCTCTATCCATCAAGTGTCAAAAAGGGCATGTATTTGATAGGACTTTTAATAATTTTAAAAACAATAAAGAATGTCCGATATGTAATCAAACAAGAGGGGAGAAGAAAATTTCAGAAGTATTGGATAAATTTAATATAGATTATGTTTATGATAAACCTTATTTTGATAATTTATTATCTCCAAAAGGAAATCCATTAAGACCAGACTTTATATTACCTAATGAAAGAATATGGATTGAATATGATGGAGAATTTCATTATAAAGAAATATATAATGGTGACGGACATGATTCTGTTGTTATAAATGATAAAATCAAAGATAAATATGCAAAAGAAAATAATTGGAATTTAATTAGAATACCTTATTGGGAATATAATGATATAGAAAATATTTTAAATAAAATTTTAAATAAAACGAGATAAAACTTCAACGACTAGGTTGCAAAACCGTACACCCAAGTGGGTGGAAGTGGGTTGCCCCTATTTATAGGGTGAAGAAATAGTCTCATCTCATGTGAAAGCATGAGCAGTTCATAAGAGAACGGTATAAGAGTAACGAACTTATACGAAGATAATGCGATGTTGAATTATATGAAGATACAGAAGGAGATAGACAAGACTATCAAATAGAAATGGAAATGAATCGTATGTTACACTTAGGTGTTGCTATAGCTTCTACATACGCGATGATAAAAATAACTGCATAATAATTAATAATTAAATAATACAGCACTACTTTAATTAGTAGTGCTTAATTCTATAAGAAGGGAGAATAAAATGGAAAAAATAAAGAAAACTACTAAAACGAAAACTGTAGATAAAACGGAAGAAATCAAAAAGATAGTAGAAACAAAAAAAACTAAAAGACAGATAAATATGGAATTAAGAAAAAAACAAGATGAAATATATGTTGAAATTTGTAATATGTCTTTTATGAGTGTAATATACATGAATAAAAATGAAGAAACTTATTTTGATTTATATCCAAATGAATATACTGAATTACCATTATCAGAATTATATGAAGTTGCAACTAAAAATAAATCGTATTTTAAAGATTATATGTTGGCAATAACAGATGTTTTATCTGAGGAATATACAATAGATAATATAATTGATTATTTAGGTATAACAAGTATATATAATAGTGAAGAAAATCAATTTGCTATGCAAATAGATTCAATATTAAATCTTTCTGATGATGTTTTTGAAAGAGAAATTGAAGGAAGAAGTAATAAATTTATAAGAAATTTAGCTTGTAAAGCTATATTATTAACTAAATCTGAAGAATCTGACTATGAGTTATCAAGAAAAAAAGAACGTGTTTTATGCAAAAAGTTAGGAAGAGAACAATTAATAGATATTGATGAATAGAGGTGATTGAATGACACCTATTACTGAAATATATGATTTATTTTTAAAACATTTAGGAAAAGATGATTTATTAGAAATAGACCAAGATGTTGCAGAAGATTTATTCGAATCTTATTTATATATCTCAATATCTAATTTTCCACAATGTAAAAAAGATTTAAGTATTCAAGATGGATATTTTCAAAATGAATTAAATATTCAAGAAAAAATGATTTTAGCCAAAGGTATGTTACTACCTTTTGTAGATGCTAAAATTATGAACAGAGATGCTTTAACTATGAGAATTACTGATGGTGAATATAGTATAAAATCACCTGCAACATTATTAAATAATTTATTAAAAACAAAAGAAATGTATACTAAAGAGTTAAGGAAATTAAAAATAGATTATGCTACTCGAGGAGTTGACATAAATGAGTAATTATTTTGAGAAATATAAAAGAAGAAATTTAAAACAATATGATACAATTTTAGATAAAGAAAGAAGTGATTTAATCACCGACTTTGAATATTATCTAACTCATGAAGCTTTAAATGCATATGAAATACAATACACTAAACCAGATGAATTAATTGATAAGGAAACTAATTCTACTGAAAGAATGGTTATAAAAGATGTAGCTGATAATGATAAAACAGCATTTGATGAAAAATATTTAGTATGTAGACTAGATTGTCCTATAGATGTAGGGAGTTATGTGTATTGGAATGGCTCTTATTACATATTAGAGTTTGAAGAAGTAATAACAACTATGACTCATAAAAAATACACTTTAAGAAGATGTAATCAATATTTTAATATAGGTTATAAAGGAAATATTTATCATATTCCAGTAAATGTAACAAACTTAACTATGTATTCTAAAGGTATACATGATTATAAATATATTTCTAATTTGGATGCAAAAAGAACAATTTTAGTTGGAGCGAACCCAGTAACTTCTTCTCTAGTTGTTGGTTCTAGATTGATGGGTAAAGATAAACAAGCATATAAAATTACTCATAAAAATGATTTTGAATATACTAGAAGAAGAGATGAAAAAGATGGACTAATTAAATGGTTAATACTTGAAACAGCTCAATTAGTAGAAGATGATAATGAGAATTTAGTAGCTTATAATCCAATAAATGAAAGTGATGGAGAACAAAATAAAATTTATGGTAATGATAGAATTCACATTGGAGAAGAATCTACTTATACAATCAAATATGATAAAGAGGTTACTTTTGAATTAGATTATGATTATGAATTTTGTAGAATCACTTCAAATGAAAACAATTCTTGTACATTATCTGTAGACTTAGATTTTGATGTTATAGGTGAAGTAATTTCTTTAATAGTTAAAGATAAAGATAATAATGAAACTATAGATATTTTAAATATAGTAGTTAGAGGATTGGGGGCTTATTAAAATGAGTAAAATAATTACATTCCCCGATAGATATATAAATAAAGTGGCAACTTTAATAATGCTAGATGAAACAATTGGTAAAATGATTTATTATTCAGATAAAATAGATGAAGATATTTTATCTTTACCAAAAGTATCTGAGCCAATTAAAAAATTTAATAATAAAAAAATATTTATTGATAGAAGAGTAAATCAACTCTTTGAGGCAATATTCAAATCTGAATGTTATATATTTTTAAATATGTATAAAGACCAACCTGCAACATTATCAAATGGCAAATCATCTAACTTTATAAGTTCTTTTAGATTAGATATAGGCGTAGTATGCCACAATAGCTGTGCTAATACATTAAATGGGGCAAGAGACGTTATAATATATAAACGTATTAATGAAATATTAAAAGATGAAAGATTAGAAGCTATTGGTAAACCCATAATTGGTAGTACATTACAAAATTATTCAATTCCTGTAGAATATAATGCTTACATTACAAGTATTACGGTAAATTATTTTAATACGATGTAAGGTAGTAGAATGAAATATACTAAAGAACTTGTTACAGGTGAGGATATTAATTTAAAAGAATTTAATTTAGGTATAATAAAACAACCTAAAGTAGCTAATTTTATGAGTGAATTAGATATAATTGATTTTTTAAAACCATTCTATATGGTTAGGCATTGGAATAATAACGATGCCTTTAAAGAAAAGGAATTACCTTTTTCAATATATTATAGTTTATCTCAAAAAAACAATGCTTTGATGTTAGATTTGATTTTATATTTGATTGTATTATACGATACCAAAGATATAAAATTAATAAATTGTGGAGATGATGGTGTAAAAATACATATAAAAAATAAAGATGGAATCGAATCATTTATTGATGATTCAAATTTTAATATATTGTCTAAGATAATCTTAGAAATATTATCTTATGATGAGCCTAAAAAGGAAGAAAAACAAAAAATAGAAGGTTCTGCTGAAGATATAGCATTGTTTGAAAAATATGAAAGAGAATATAAAGAAAAACAAGCAAAGAAAAATGCTATATACTTTGAAGAAATTGTAAGACAAGTGATTCATATGAGAAAAACAACGTATGATGAAATAAAAAATTGGACGGTGTGGCAATTACAAGACACATATAAATCAGAAAAAGCTATGGAAGATTATCAATTAACTTGGAAATTAGCTTTAGCTGGTGCTTATAAAGGTAAGGAAATCCCACAATGGTATACTAATAATAAACTTATGAGGGATTAATAAAAATAATTAATAAAAATGGAGGTAATATAAATGGCTGAAACTTTATTTGTAATAGAAGGTGCTATGCAAGGTAAACTTCATCCAAATGGCGAAACAGGGGCTGAAAAAGATATAGCATTAGATTATGTAAATGCATTTAATTTAGGTCAATCAGAAGATACTTTAAATGCAAGAGCAGATGGGAAAAATAAAATAACATTAAAAGCTAATAAAGCAATGACTTTTACAGCAGAAATGGAAGTTATGAATTTTGATATGTTCTTAGTTACTTTAGGAGCAACTAAAGATGAAGCAGGTAAGGTTCATATAGGGGATTCACCATCAACTACTTATACTTACACTGGAAAATTAAAATTAAAATTCCCAGACGGAAGTAGAAAAATATTAGATGCAACAATACCAAATTGTACTCCTCAAATAACTGAAGATTTTGGTACAAGTTCATTAGATTTACAAACTTATTCTGTAACTTTTGATATAGGTACTGATACAAATGGAGATTTTATGACATTTGAAGAAGATAAAACAAGTGTGTAAAAATAATTAATAAATTTTAACTTATGGGGGCAGAAATGTCCCCATATTTTTTTATATACTTTTATAAGGATATTTTAAACAAGTAATTTTACAAAAGTATGTAAATTATATGGGGACTAATAAAATGTCTCTATATATAAAAGGAGATGATTAAATGGGTGACAAAATGAAAGTTAGAGAAGGAAAAGATGGTTATTCTTACCCTTATACTTCTACTGATTTAGTTATAGATAATAATGGTAAAAGCAATACTACGAAGTTTAATGAAATAGATACACAATTTAAAGATATTGCGAATATATTCAGTTCATTTCAAGGTGATAATGACACGATAAAATTACAAAATACCATTAACTATGTACACGAAAATGGTGGAGGGAATATAATAATTGACAAAGATATTAACTTGGTTGATACTATAATAATAAAAGATAATGTTAATATTTATAGCAAAAAATCAAAGATAATATCAAACACTGATAAAATACCCATTATTATAAAAGGAAATAATGTTTCAATGAATGGTATTACAATAGATTGTAATAAGACTTCTAATGTAGGTATTTATGTGGATAGTTATATTAAAAATATAAATATAACTGAATGCGAGGTTTTTAATATTGATACTGAAGCAGAAGCATACGGCATATATATATCATCATATGGATGTAGTAATATAAAAATACATAAATGTAATGTACATGATATAAAAAGTACTGCTGATGGTGTTACTGCCGTAAGGGGTGGAGGCTGGAGTAAAGGAATAATAATAGATAGAGCGGAATATGTAAATGGAGATGTATCGAAAGGCAAAGATTTGAACACAAAAGGTATAATCATTAGTGAAAATATAATTGAAAATATTTTTCCGTATGAAGATGGTGAAGCCATTTATATTGAAGGTAATTCTATAAAAAATATAGTGAATGCAAAAATAATAAACAATACAATTAAAAATTTCGGCAAACGTGCAATAAAAATTTTACCTTGTTCGGAAATAATAATTTCAAATAATTATATAGAAAATAACTTAGAGGATTATAATTTTTCTTTTATAAGTTTTTTTGCTACTAATGTCACAATATCTAATAACAGATGTGTAAAAACTAATAATTATATAGAAAATGGGATAGAAATTGGATACGACTATGATACTTACATTATTGATGAAGAAGTTGGAAATATAATTATAACAAATAATAATTTAATATGTGGAAATACAGGAACAAATTATGGGATAATATTTAAACATAAACAAGTGACAACATCTTGTATTATTTCAAATAATAATATACAAAATGTTAGATATGGGATAGCTTTAAAAACCTCTAATATAATTAAAAATATAAATATAAATCATAATATATTCAATAATGTAACAGGTACTGCTATTTATAACAGGGCAAGTTTAAGTACGTTGACAGTTGATGGAAATATAATTACTGGTAATATGTCAAGTAGTGCCATTGATATAAATATTGATACCAGTTTAGAAAATAAAAAAATTGAATATATAATAATACAAAACAATTTTATAAATAAAACAGATTATGCAGGTGTATCAATATCTTATGGAGATACAATAAAAATAGTAAATAATAACTTTTATTGTAATAATGATGTTATTTATATAGATACCGAACATGTGACTAACTATTATGTGCAAAACACTATAAACTTAAAAAATAATAAATTTTCAAATTATGATACTTTCAAAGAGGATTCTAATTTAATTCTTATAAATGAAATTAATACAACATTAACTATACCAACTGTATTATCTAAAATTATAATTGTTAAATATTTAATTGCTAATACAATAGATAATATAGTTGCAAATAATGGAACAATGCTTGTATTGACAACTTCGAAGGGAGATTTAACTATAAATAATAGTTCTGATATAGCTTTAAAAAATTCAACTAACGTAACTTTAGCATTCCAACAATCTATAATGCTGATAAGATTAGATAATAGATGGATAGAAGTATCAAGGAATTTTTAATCTCAAAGATTCAAGAAACTATTAATTTATATTATTAATAGTTATTTGTCCTTTATGATAGGTAAATTTCCAAAGAAAATAAAATATTAATATCGTTCATTAGTACACAATTTAAAAATATTGCGAAACAATTATTGTAATAAAACTATAAGAGTGATTATTAATTTAATCACTCTTTTTATATAAAAATAATAAAGGAGATGATTTAATGATTGATATAGATAAAGATTATTTAATCACCGTAAATTTAAAAAATACAAAAATTAAATCCGACAAAACTATATTTTTTTATAATACTGATTTAAATATTTGTAATATATTCATACAATTAATTTGTACTGATGAAGATAAAACTATACCGGATGATTTGATTGTGGAATTTGCAGTACTAAAACCAGAAACTAATGAATTTAAACCTTTAGATGCAACATTAATATCAAAAGAAGATTTATTATATCAAGTTGATTTAACAACAGATTATCTTGATATAATAGGGACTTATGAATGTGAGATAAGAGTTTCTGGAACAATAGATAATGAAACTAAATGTTTTACTTCTGAATCATTTGATTATGTTGTAAGACCAAACATAACAGCTAAATTAAATAATCAAATAAAACAAGATAAAAATTTACCTATATTAGAAAAATTAATAAAAGAAGTTAATGATATAGGTTTAGGTATAGAGATGAATCAAGTTCAATTAAAAAAGGATGATAATTTAGTTGGTGACAATAAAAGTATAGTTGGAGCTATAAATCAATTAAGAGAAGATGTTAATTCTGGTGGAAAAGTAGAATTAAAAGATTATCAAAAGAAGACTGATGACAATTTGACTACTGAAGAAAAAAGTATAGTTGGAGCTGTTAATGAAATAAATTCGCAATGTAAAGATATTGCTACTAAAATGGATGAAATAAGTAACCCATTTAGCATAAATTCATTTACAGTTACGCCTTCTGTAGCTCAAAAAGGTAGTACTATTAATGTTACTGTTAAATGGTCTTACAATAAAGATATTAAAAGTCAAATGCTTAATAATACTGCACTAGATGCAACATTAAGAGAAAAAACTTTTTCTAGTGTAAAAGCAGATGTAACTTATACATTAAATGCAACATCTACTAATAATATATCTAAAACCAAGAGCGGAACTGTTAAATTCTATAACGCTATTTACTATGGAAAATCTTCTTCTACAACATATAATGCTACATTAATAAGTAGCTTAACTAAAACACTATCTGATTCTAAAGCTAGAACTATTACTGTAAATGCAGGTAAGGGAGAATATATTTATTACTGTTTACCTACAAGACTAGGAGTTCCTAGTTTTAACGTTGGAGGATTTGATGGTGGCTTTAATAAAGTAGCTACTATTAATTTTACAAATAGTGATAGTTATGCAGAAGATTATGATATATACAAATCTACTAATGCTAATTTAGGTAATAGCATAGTAGTTATTAAATAGGAGGTGGTTTATAATGAGTATAGAAATTATCGATAAATTAAAACAGAAAAACAATGGTACATTTAAACTTATAGATTTAGAAGATGTTGATTACGATGGTACTGGTACAAGTACTAAAGACAAAATAGAAGAATTAGTGGATAATCAGATAACATTGGTAGAAGATGATACTTCAATGGAAGGGATAGACGATACAGTACATGACACACTAACTACACAAGATAAAACATTAATAGGTGCTATTAATGAAGTTAATTCGCAATGTAAAGATATTGAGAATATGATAATAAATTTTGAACCTTTCAGAAGAAAATATAGCAAAAATAACGATGATACACCAGCATTTATAGCAGTTATGGAATATATTAAAAATATTAGCTCTAGAGATATATTTGCAAATATCAGACTAAAATCGGATGTTTATTATGTTCACGAAATAAATAATAAAATATCAAATTCAACTGTGAAATTTATGATAGAATCTGATAATACTAGAAGTGCGATTATCGAATATAATGGGGATGGAGGTGATGATAGTTATTTGTTTGACATAAACGATATTAGTTTTGGTGGTTTTAGAAATATAACATTATCTGGGTGGAATAAAAACAATAATCGCATAAGTAAAAATATCATAAAAGTAGGTGCTGTAGACCATCTTTCAATTTGGGAAAATATCCAATTTAGAGAATGCCTTGGGGATGCTATACACCAAACAGAAGGTGCTGGATTTGCTAATTGGTATATAGATAGAGTTAGATTTGATAGTATAGGAGGATATTCTATATATATTTCATGTAACGATGGTATGGAGAATAGACCATTTAAAATTTCTAATTTCACAGTAGATAATCTTCCTCGAGGGGGATTTAAAGAAGCCTTAAAACTAAATAATATATATAATGATGAAAAATATTTTGGAAAAGGCTTTATATTTTGCAATAAAATTACAGGAGCTAGTATGTCTATAACTAAAGGAAGAATAGAATATAATACACAAATTGAAGGAGAGTCGTACTTATTATATGAGGCAAATACAACGGTTAGTGGTAGAGTTAGTAAAATAGATATTGATAATGTTGATATATCAACATCTAAACCGAATGATAATAAATATTTAATAGTTAGTGAAAATAATTCACCTAGTATTTATGTATCGAGATGTAATAATGGAGCAAAAGCAATATATTATGATAAAAAAAATAATAAACGATATGGGAAATATGGCTCTCAAACTGGAATTTTTAGACATGAATCAAACGTGCAAAATACTACTGGAATTTGTTTTGAGGATAGAAGAATAGAATTTAAAACAAAATATGATGTAGAAAAAGACTTTTCTAAGTACAAATTTGGCGACATTTTAATAAGCAATAATATGAATTCTATAGTAATGCAATGTATATATCAATGTATATACCCAAAGAATGGATATGGGATAGGTGCAAATGTTGCTATAGGAAATGGTGTATCATTAACTACAAATACCATACAAATAACATCAATACCTGCCAGATTAGATTTTGATGATTGTATAATATTAACTAATGATTCAAAAGAAATAGAATGCCTTATTACTGATATTGATTATACAAATAAAATTTTAACTTTAAATAAAAACACATTAATCGAAAACACAACTTATTCAATTAAACATGCTCAATGTATATTCAGACTTATTAATGGAGAATGCGATTCTAATGCACCAACAACTGGCACATGGAATAAAGGAGAAAAAGTTTGGAATAAAGATGTTGGTGCAGGAAAATATATAGGATGGGTTTGTATTAGTTCAGGGACACCTGGAACGTGGAAAGGTTTTGGATTAATAGAGTCGTAATTTAAAAAAGATTATCTTAGTTTACAATTTAAAAATATTGTGAAACAATTATTGTAATAAAATTTAAGAGTAATTATTAATAATTACTCTTAAAAAAAAATAATAAAGGAGGATGATTAAATGACAAAAAAGATAAAGACAAGAAAAGGAAAAGACGGAAAATACTATCCTTACACTTCTCCAGATTTAGTCATCGATGATACTGGAAAAGTAATACTACTAAATTTAATGAAATTGATACACAATTTAAAGATATTGAAGGCAAACAGATAACATTAGAAAAAGATGACACTTCTTTTAATGGTATAGATAATACTACTCATGACACTTTAACTACTACAGATAAAACTATTATAGGTGGGATAAATGAAGTTAATGAGCAATGTAAAAATATTGTGAAGAAAACTATTACAACTGAAGAGAGAAATAAACTAACTAATTTAGAAAATTATGATGATACAGAAATAAAATTACAAATCAACACTATTACAAATCAAATTAATGGTGGAGAAGTTTATAAAGATTTAACTCATATGAGCAGTAACTGGGTAAGAGGAGCAATAAATACATCCACAGGGGAAGTTGCAACAAATAATTCAAGGGTTTGTTGCAATGACATTTTTAAATTTGATTATGATATTACTTTTAAAATAGATTATGAAAATAAATATCTAATGGGATTTTTATATTATTCAGAAGATGAAAGTACTTTTTCTTGGACTGGATGGACTAATAAAGATACTTTTACAATACCAGCAAATAAAAAGTTTAAAATAGCTTTACGATGTGAAACTATAGTTGAACCTTCTGTAGCAGATATAAATACTTTTTTAAAGTCTTATAAATTTAATACAGTTGAAAATTCAATAATTAAAGATATCAAATACTTAAAAGACAGTATACAAATCTCAAATCCTATTCAATATAAAGGGAATGAAATTTTTGTATTTAATAAAGGTATTTGTATAGGAGATAGCTTAACAGCAGGAGTATTTAATAAAAATGAAACTGGAAGTACTGTGTATCAAGAAATTCCTAATTATTCATACCCCAAAATATTATCTAAAATGACAGGCATAGAATTGGTAAATAAAGGTATAAGTGGATGCACAACTAAATCTTGGTATGAAACAAATAAGAATGAGGATTTAAGTGGGTATGATTTTGCTATTGTAAATTTAGGAGCAAATGATACTGATGGGAAAATTACTATTGATGAAAGTAAAAATAATCTTCAAAATATAATTACAAAATTACAAAATGAGAATAAAGGAATAAAAATATTTATATGTACCATTCTACCAGCTTATTACACAGTTTTACCTTCAAGATATAAAGATATTAACACAACTAGAAAAGAATTAGTGCAATCTAATTCAAATTGTTATTATGTTGATTTATCAACTTATTCTGATTGTAAAAATGGAACAGCATATGCTCAAGGTCATCTAACAGCACTTGGATATAGAAAAGAAGCAGAGGAATTAAAATCGTATATAAGTTATATAATAAGTAAAAATTTATATGATTTTAAATTTATACAATTTATAGGTACAAATTATAGCTGGTCTTAAAATAATTTAGTATGCAATTTAAAAATACTGCGTATATAATTTCAAAATTAACATATAATGTAGATATACACAAAAACAGCTGTGTAACCCTAGTTGCTATTTGTATAATGGTGTGTGAATAGGAGGATTAATTTCCTCCTATTTTTATTTGCAATATAAAAATAATTAATAAAGAAAGGAGAATTTATATGAAATTAAGTGATTTAAAATTACAAGAAATTAGGAAAATATATTATGTAGAAGTAGAAGGGGAAATAGAAGAAATAACAGTATATAATTTATTTGGAGAAGAAAGACAACAATTAAAAGACATGGTCACAAAAGAAATGGGAGAAGATACAACAGGAAAAGATTTAATGAATTTAATATATGAAAAAGCTTTTAATTTGGCAACAGATATTGAAATAGACGATGAATTAATTGATAGTATAAACAAAGGAAATAAAGAGTTAATGCTTATAGCACAAGATGTAGAAGAAATCGTGGGGGAAATAGTTATGGAAGTTTTATTAGAAAAACAACTTTTAATAGAACAAATGCAATCATTAGCTTTGACAAAAAAAATGTTGTTAGAAACAGAAAAATTAGACTTAATAAATAGGAATTGTGAAAAATTGGAAGGAGAAATTAAAGAAATGAAAAAAGGTGATTAATAATGGTTGTTAATGATGTACAAAGTGCAGTTAATTATATTAAATCTATTGTTTCTACGGCAATGCCCACTATGGCTAATAAAATGGTAGATATAATGCAGTTAGAAGTAAATGAACAAATATATGCTGACCATGAACCTTCTGTCTATGAACGTACTGGACAAATGGGCGAAATAGCTCAGATACATAGTATAGATATGGATAGTGCAGTAGTTGAATTTAAAGATGATGGTGATTGGACAAGTGTATTAACTGGAGAACATTTCTTTCCAATTATAGGTTGGGAAGCAGGTAGAGTTTGGCAATTCAAAAGTGATACTGCTGTAACATATTATCCACCTACAACAATAATACCTGATTCACAAGTAAATATAGCAATGAAAATTCCTCAAGAATTAAAATCTTATTTAATAGGACAAGGTTTAGATGTTATATAGAAAGGTAGGTGAAATTATAATATATGGCAGATTTAACAATTAGATTGAAAACTTCTGTAGACGGTAGTGGTGCTGAACAAGAGATTAATAATCTTATTAATAAATTAAATAACAAACAAATTAATTTAAAAACTAATGCTTCTACCGTAGCAAATGAATTAAATAATGTTAACAACACATTAAATAACGGAACAACTAATAGTGCTAATAATGCAACAAGAGCAATAAATAATACTGCTAAAGCTGTAAACATTTTAGGAACTACAACTAAAAGAACTAATGGATTTGCTACCAATTTATATTCAACATTAAGTATGTATACAATGGGAAATTTAATTGCCAGACAATTAACTAAAGCAATCTCATCAGTAGGTAGTACAATACTTGACACAGATACTGCTATCAAAAAAGTTTTAAAAGTCGCACCTGCTGATTTCACAGGAACTGAAGCACAGTTAGATGGCTTGATGAAAAAGGCTACTGAAGCAGGTCAAGAAGTTGCTAGAAGTAGTATAGACATAATTAATTCTACAGCAAATGCTTTACAATCTGGTTTTCATAATGTAAATAAAGCAGTTGAATTCGCTAAGAATTCATCAATGTTCGCTAATGTTATAGATGTAGACCAAAATAAAGCAGATATATATTTAAAATCAGTTTTAGCATCATATGGTGGGATAACTAAAGCGTTAGACGATGTACAAGAAAAAATTCCAGGAGTAACTAAAGGTTATTCTAATATGATGAAAATGATGGATATGATAAACTATGCTAACAACAACTATGCTTTAACAGGTGCAGATGTTGCTGAAGCAATGAAACGTTCGGCTTCGGTTGCTAATACATTAGGTGTTAGCATGGAAGAATTAGTTGGTATAATCATAGCTGGGCAAGAACCATTACAAAATGCAAGTAAATTAGGTAATGGTTTAAAAACTATTATGCAAAATATGGCAGGTTGGAAAACAAGTGCAAAAGACGGTAAATAATATTGCCGGTTCGGGGAAAATCGGTTATATGTGTGGTAACATACATAGTAAGAAAGACTAAGTCTTTAAAATAATTAATAAAAGATAAGTTGATACCGAGGTAAATTAAGAAATTAAAAAGTCTTAATCACTGTAGAGCGTAGAGGATGAAACTTAAAAAGAATATAATTCCTCCAAGAGTCTCCGAAATCGTTTGAACCACTATTTAGTGGGAGATTAAAATGTACGCCAGACTGGGTTAGAATTGACTAACCGATGAAAATGAAGGAAACTTCCAGAGATGTAGATAAAAAACTACATGATAATAACAATTCGAGTATTTCAATGAATAAAACGGCATTAGCAATAGAAAATATAGCAAAAATAGACATACATGATACTACAGGGCAAGTTAAAGATTTTTATACTATAATGGATGAAATAAGCAAAAAATGGGATTCATTATCTAAAAAAGATAAATCAGCTTTATCAGAAGCGATTGCAGGTATATAAATTTAATATGCCACTCATAATAGAAATGTTATGTAGATTAGAGGGGTGTATCGGTCAACTAAATCGTAAGATTAAGGTGGTAAGAGAGTCTAAGTCCTTAAAGGATATGATAATACCGAGGGTATCTCAACAAAGAATATCTGTAACGCATAGTAGGTGAGCGTTATTGTTAGCAATAATCCTACCACGAGCCTCCTCCGCAATATTATATAGTAATATTTGAGATGGGTTTGCAACCATCAAACCTAACGTTAAACGAGGGCGAAAATATATGCTGGGCTAGCCATGAATCAACATGGTATGATGGGGGAAACTCCTAGAAGTAGAGGATAAAAAGCCTTTACGATAACAAACCGAAAAACCAACTTAATGTTTTCACTGCTATAATGAGTAACTGGAGCCAAGCACAAAAGTTTTTAAGTGAATATGACGCAGGTAAAACTATCGGAAGTTCTATGAAAGAGAATGCGAGATATATAGACTCCGTTCAGGGGAAACTTACATTATTACAAGAAAAATGGAGAGATTTAATAAATACACTTGTAGATGGAACTACAGCTAAACAAGTGTTAGATGTGGCAATAAATATAGTCGGTGCGATAGACAACATAGTGAAAGGCTTAGATGATATGGGTATTGCATTACCCGTAGTTATAGGGCTTATTACCGGACTAAAAAACGGATTAAAATTCAATGCAAATGGTGGATTTGAAGAATTAATAAACCAAGAAAGAAGATTAAAGGCAGAGGCAATAAATACTACCGAAGCATTAAACCGTCAAGCGAGTGCAACAAGTAGGACTTCTGGAGTTAGGACAATAGGACAAACCAATCCTGGATTTATAGCTACAATCAAAGAGGGCTGGAATTCATTAGGTATAGTTAAATTTGGTAAAAGTCTAAATGAAAGTTTTAAAAAAGCACGTCAAAGTTCTGGAGTATTTGCTTCTGGATTAACAGCAGTTAGAAGTGCTTTAACAGGTGTGGAGGCTAAAGCATTAGGAACTAAAGTAGCTTTAGGTGCAATGAATTTAGCTATGAGTGCTGTAAATATAGGTATAGGCGTGCTTATATCGTGGGGAATAAGTAAAGTTTTTCAACATTTTACAGACGAAGCCAATAAACTTAATGACGCTTTAGAAAAAAATGCTGAAAAGATAACCACTTTAAACAATAAAGTCAATAGCTCAACAAAAGCAAGAACAAATCTTTCGGATATTAGGAACGAATATAAAAAATTATATGATACAGTAGATAAAACTTCTGAACAACAAGAAAGATTTAAAGAGTTACAGCAACAAATAATCGATATTTGTGGAGAAGATATTGTCTTGGGTTAGAAATAGCCCCTACAATGAGTAATCATTGTTAGAAAACATATTGAATTGCTGGAAAACCCTTAGAGCCTTAATACCACAACGGAACTAGCAATGGTAAACGTGATGGTTTTAAAAAGTTTAAGGATTGGGTAATCAGCAGGTAAGAAATATTTTATTAATTATTTTAAAAAAGATTTAAATTTTGCATATTTAGGAAATAATATAATGGGGGTAAAATTATGAGATTAAAATGGGATGAAAATGAAATAAAAAAATATGTAGAATCTCAAAATTATAAATTTATAGGAATATTAAAATTCAAGGCGTTAAATTCTAGGATATTAATACAATGTGAACATGGACATATTTTTGTGGTTTGTTTTAAAAATTTTAAAGGTAACAAAGCATTAAAAGGCACGAGATGTCCTGCTTGCTTTGGAATGAAACAACCAAGTATAAAAGACATAGAAAACAAATTAAACAATGATGGGTTTAAATTATTATCTGAATATGAAAATGCAAAAACAAAATTAAAAATACAATGTAAAAACGGACATATTACATATAGAACGTGGAGTGGCATTAATAGAGTTAATAAAGTAGAATGTACGAAGTGTGCTAATGGAAGAGAAAGTATAACGATAAATTCTATTCAAGAATTTTTAAATAAATTTAATTATAAATTATTAAGTGAAGAGTATAAAAATGCACATGAAAAATTAAAAATACAATGTGATAAAGGACATATTTTTTATAAAAGTTGGAATAAATTACAAAATGGTCAAAAGTGTCCTATATGTAATATTTCAAAAGGAGAATATAAAATAATGTCTTATTTGAAAAATAATAATATTAAATTTATTTATGATGAACCGTATTTTGATGATTTGTTATCTGACTCTAATAACCCATTAAGACCAGACTTCATATTACCTAATAAAAGAATATGGATTGAATATGATGGAGAATTTCATTATAAAGATTCATATAAAGATGGTGGATATGAAAAACTTCAAAAGCACGATGAAATGAAAAATGAATATGCAAAAGAAAATAATTGGAATTTAATTAGAATCCCATATTGGGAGTATGATAATATAGAAAAAATTTTAGATAAAATAATTAATAAATAATTAATAAAATATTTAAACTTCAACGACTATCTCGAAAGAGAGTACACTCAAGTGAGTGGAAGTGGTGTGTACCTAGTAATAGGTAAAGATATAGTCTCAACGTCTATGGAAACATAGAGAAGTTCATAAGAGAACTGCATAAGATTAACGACCTTATGTGAAGATACTTGTATGATAAAAATAATAACCCGATTTTATCAATGGGTGGAGATATTGATAAATTAATCGCAAAATATGATAAATTAATTAAGAAACAACAAGAGGCTTTAAATCAAGAATATAAAGACCAACAAAGAAACGCCACAGACAAAATGAATGAAGGGCAAGGATTTGCTGGCAAAGATGGAGCTTTTAATGAGCAAGCAGTTAAAGAATATAATAGACAAATAGAAAACATCAGAAAAAAGAAAACTGAACTTAACAATACATTTACTCAAACAGGTGATGTAACATGGTTAGAAGATTATTCAGAAAGGCTTGCTAAATTAAGTGATACTTATGCTAGTGCTAAAGAGGCAGTTGTAGATGCTGAAGCAAAAATAAGTGCCGAATCTCAAAAAATAAATAAAAGTATAGTAAACTCTTTGTCTATAGGTGATGGTTTCAGTAAATTAAAAAGTGACGTTCAATCTGAAATGATAGAAGTTGTAAATGGATTAGATTTTTCTCAATTAACAAGTGGACAACAAAGTTTATTTGAATCAAATATGAAGAAAATGTTTGATTCTGGAACAATAGATGAATCAATAAGAAAATTGTATGATTTGCAACAAGCATATGCAGATACAAGTGACATTACTGCTTATGAACAAGGAATTGAAAAATTAATCCCTTCTTTAGCCAAATTATGGGGAGTAAATGAAGATGTAGCTAGAAGTATGGTAGAATTACCAGAAAGTGCTAAAATGGCTCAAAATGCTATGGATGCTTATTTACGTTCTTTTGGTAAAAATATAAACATGACAGATAAAGAAACTAAAGATTTAATGGCAACATGGGACGCTTACAATAATTTTCTTCAAGATTTAAGTGGTCTTGATACAGTAGAAAAAGATGGAAAAATGGTTTATAACATCAAAGAAGTTAAAGCCACTTTAGAAGATAGTAATTTGCCAGACAAAGTAAAAGACTTAGTTAATCGATTGATGGACGACAATGAATTTTCTTTAGACGATATGGAGTTAACAGCTAAATTATCTCAAATTTATGTAGAAGATGATGAAGATACTAGAAACCAATTAATTCAAGACGTTCAAAATCTTGTAGATAAACAATTTGGAAAAGGCAAAATAGACGTAGGTAAATTGTTTGTTACAGGAGAATATGCTGTATCTGACGACGATAAAAAGAAAATAGATGACGCTTTTGCAAGTTTTAAACAATTTGACGGAAAAGATGAAATAGTAAAAACTTTAAGAGCGCAAGTAGAAAATACTGACCAAGTTGAAAATTATGCCAAATTAATGGATAATTTAAGAGGTAAAGATAAAGACATTGAAACATTTTTTAAAAATAATATTCAAGATTTATCTGAATTAAAATCTTATGAAGACATGATTCAATGGGTATTTGACCATCCAGAAGCAGTAACAAAATGTCATATAAATGTTTTAGGTGAAGATACAATAAAAACTGCTAAAGCTGAAATAGATAGTCTATTAAATGAAAAAGATGAAAAAGACATAAAAGTAAAAATAGATAAAGCTTTAGCTCAAGGTGACATAGCAACTGTAATGGACTTAATAGGGCAACTACCAGCAGAAAAACAAATTGAAGTTGGAGTGGCATTATCTAACGCATTAGATGAACTTGGAACTGTAGATGCTATACAATTAAAAAATAAAGTTGTAGATGTTACCGTAATGGCTTTTCAAGCATTACAACAACTGTATGCACTTCAAGGGGTAGAATTTCCAGAGAAATATATTAAAATAATTAGTAATAGTAGCGATATATCAAATAAATTAGATAGTTTAAAACAAAAAATAGCCGAAATACCACGAAGTATATCAATAATGGCTACTTTAAGCTATACAGAAGGTGGTAAAAAGAAGAAGCCAAAAGTTCCTTATAAATCAGAAGAAATAAGCTTGGGACAGTCTATAGGTGAATTTTCTAATATAGAAGATAATCCTTATTCTGTAGAACAGTTAAGTGCTACACCGATGGTAACTCCACAACCTGTAGTAACTGCAAATGATATAAGTACAACAAATCCTACTTCAGATAGTTCTGGTGGAATAAGCACATATGCTACGAGAGATTTTAATAGCATAGGCGATATAGAAACAGCTTTAACTCCTATAAGCCTTGAATATCAAAATGTATTAGATATGATTGAATACTCCGTTGAATTATTTAAAGAGTTACAATATAGAATTGAAACAGTAACTAAGAAAACTTCATTATTAGATAAACAAATGGAAAAAGCAGTAGGTACTGAAAAAATTAAATACCTTAAACAAAAAAATAAATTATTAGAAGAACAAGCTAAACTTCAAAAAGAATATTATGATGATTTAATTTCTGAAAGAGATACACTTCAACAAAAACTTCAAAAAGAAGGATTTAATTTTAATGAAGATGGAAATATGACTAACTATGAAGAAAAATTATTAGCCATGCAGAAGGAATATAAACGACTTCAAGATATAGCTGATAAAGCATCTAAAAATAGCTCTTCAAAATCTTCTTCAAAATCTTCGGCTAGTCAAAGTGCTAGTGATAAAGCTAGCGAATACAAAGAAGAATTAGACAAACTTACAAATTTAGCTAATAAATATTATGATATTCAACAAAGTGAATTATTTAATTGTGAAGAACAATGGTCAGAAATGAAAACCACAATTAAAGAAAACAATGACGAAATTGAAAAACTAACTAGAGAAGACAAGTTATATAGATTTAACAATGCAATAACTAAATTAAATAATCAATTTGATATACTAGGAAATAAAATAGACATAATAGATGTAAAATTAGAAAATTCAAATGGTTTGGATACAATCAAATTGACTGAAGAAAAATTAAAATTAATGAATGAACAATTATCTAAACAAATGGATTTGATAAATAATATGAAAAATAAAATTCCAGTTTATCAAGAAAATTTATCTAAGTACGGTTTTACATTTGACATTGAAGGAAATGTTAATAATATAGATGATGTTTTAAATAGTTTTCAAAATAATGAAGATTTAGAAAAGGTAAATGATTTATTGGAAGAATATACAGATTTGATTAACGGTGATTTAGCTGATGCAGAAAAAAAATATGCTGATTTACAAAAAGATATAGTTAATTTACAAAAAGATAAGTTAAATAAAGTTAAAGATATAGAAGACAAAATAACTGATGTAATAAAAGACGAAATAGATAAAAGAAAAGATGCTATAGAAAAACAATACGATAAAGAAAGAGAAATAATAGAAAAGAAAAGAGATGCCTATAAGAAACAGCGTGACGAAGATGATTATGCTAAAGATTTAAAAGAACAACAAGACAAAATAGATGAAATTAATAAGAAAATAGAATTGGCAAAAAGAGATAATTCTATGAGTGGAAAATCTAAATTAAAAGAATTATTAGACGAATTAAAGGAAGCACAAGATGACTTAAATGATAAAATACAAAGCAAAACAGACAGCGATATAGATGATATGTTCCAATCACAATTAGATGCATTAGATAAAAAGAAAGAAGATATGACACAAGATATAGATGATACTTATACTCAACAAAAAATCGCACAAATGGTACAGGATGCAATGATGACTAATACATTCACTGACTTAAATGGTAACATAACTAATCTACAAGATAAGTTAATTGATTTCGCTGAAACAAGTGGTGACGCTGTAGGTATTTTAGGAGATTCTATTAAAACAGAATTGTGTGATAATCTTTCTGTTGCACTGGATTATTTAAAAGATTATTCTGAAATATTTGACCAGTTAGGATTTAAGCAACTAGGAAATGTAAGCTATAAAGATAATCTAAATAAAAATACAGGAAATAAAACATTAAACGTAGGGGATATAGTAATAAATATTGATGGAAACGTTGACGATAATACTTTAGATGATATGCAAGATATGATAAATAAAACTTTACAAGATATTGTTAACAAATCATTATAGAGGGTTAATACATTTAGCCCTCTTTTAAAAAGGAGGGTGATACAGTTGTTTAAAAGTCAATATTTTATATGGAAAGGAAAACAATCTAAGGATAAATTTTTAAGTATATTAACCACTGATAATGATGTTCTAAATGATTTTGGAGTACCTTATAATAAAAGTTTGGAAAAAGAAGATAATTTAGATTTGTATAATGAAAAAAATGAAGAACCAGAAGACGTGGTCTTACAATTATATTTAGAAAAAAATGGAACTCCCTTAATCTGGACTTATGAAAATTATAAAGAAATTAGAAGATGGTTAATTAGTGATGATTTTGAAGAATTTATTTCATATGATAATTTAGATTTTGTATATTATTTTAAATGCATAAAAATACAAAAGAAATTTACATATGGAGAACCTATGGGCTGTATAGAAGTCACTTTTAAACCATTAAATCAATATGCTTATAGAAAGGTAATAATAGAAAAAGAAGTAAAAGGAAAAGAATTAATAAACATATATAATAGTGGAGATTTAGATTATGAGCCACTAATTGTTATAGAAAGTAATTGTAAAAGAAATCAAGTTGTAAAAATAAATGATTTTGTGATAAACAATTTGATTGAAGAAGAAACTATTAAAATAGATAATAAAATGTATTTAGTTGAAAGTGATAAGCGATATTATCCTATATCAGACTGTAATAGAAATTGGATTAAATTAAAACAAGGTGATAATCAGTTAGTAATTGAAGGCGAATGTACTATTATTATTTATTGTAATTTTCCAGAAATAATATAGGTGATGATTATGAACGAAATAATTATAAAAGAATTAAAACCTATAAAACATATTACATTAACTAAATTAAATGGTGATGTTATAGCTGAAATACCTTTGTTTTATTTAAATGAAGAAACAAGAAGTATAGATGAAGTGGATACAATTAGTTTTACAATACCTTTAAAATATAGAAATAATTTCAGTAAAGAAATGCATGATTATTATGTATATGATGAAGTTATAGCTGAAAGATTAATCTGTGTTGATGGTGAGTATTTTGTTATAAAAGAAATAACTGAAAATCAATCTAATCATACGAAATCAATTACAGCATATGGATTAGAAAATAAGTTAGAAAAGAATACAATAGCATTGTCTGATTGTGGATTAATGTTAAAGGATAAAGATGAGGAAACAAATATATATTCTTTTGATGAGTATTTATATCAACAGACAGGTTGGAAATTAGGACACATAGATGATGAAGTCAGATATATGGATAATGGTGAACCTAAAGTTCGTATGCAAGAAGAAACTAATACTTCATTTTATTCATTTATAACCGAAACTATAGCTGAACAATTCTGTTGTGTCCCTATATTCGATAGAGTGAATAAAAAAATAAATTTATACGATATTGATGGTTTTGGGAATGATTTAAAATTAATATTACACAAAGATAATTATTTAAAATCACTAGAAAAAACTTATAACTCTTCAGATATTGTTACAAGATTAATCCTTGAAGGTAATGAAGAAGAGTGTATAGTGGAGGAGGCAAATCCAACAGGATTAAATTATATCGAAAATTATTCTTATTTCATAGAAAACGAAGATATGAGTAAAGAATTAATTAGAGCTTTAAAATTATTTGAAGAATTGACACCTAAAAGAATGGATAAGTGGAAAGAATATGTAAGTTTAAAGACTCAAAAAAAATCAGAATTATCAAAGTTAGACTCTTCGGAAAACATATTAATGACTAAATGTAATCAATTACAAAATATAATTGATGGATATAATGATATGGAAACTGAAGAAGAATATTATTTATTAGATGATATAAAAAGTGAATTAGATATATCACGTTTAGAACTACAAGATGTTTCGAATCAAATACGCATATTAGAAAAAGAAACAAAAGAATTAGAAGTTAAAATAAATAAATTAAACAAGTTATGTAGAAGAGAAACTTCAGAAGATGAAGCTGGCACTTTATTGTTTAATGAAAAATTATTAAATGAATTAAAAGATTATATTTATTATGATACATATTCAGATGATAGTTTTTTAGATGCAAATGAGTTAATTAAAACTGGGAAACATATATTGGAGTCAAAATGTAAGCCTACAGTAGAATTCACAATAGATTCAGTAAATTTTATCAGTAGATTATTAGGTGATAAAACCAGATTAATTCCAAACGTTCAACTAGGTTTAGGTGATGTAATATCTACTTATGATAAAGAAAGAAATAAAGAAGATTTAGTTTTCTTTACCGGTTGGTCTATGAATTATAATGACAATACTTTAAATCTAACATTCTCAAATAAAAAGACAAATAAAGAGAATACAAGAGTTATAGCTGATTTATTAAAGAAATCTAAAGAAACTAAAAAAATAATTTCTGTAAATAAATGGTTATGGAATAAACAAAAGTATAATAAAGTAAACAGTTCTTTAGTCACTGATATAAATTTAGATTTAGATTTTTCTCCCGATAAAGCATATATTGATAGTGTTTCTAGTGTAGATTTAAGTCAACATACAATAGAAATTAATCTTGACGAAGAGTATATTCTTAAAGCTACTGTTTTACCAGATACAGCTAAAAATAAAAATATGATATGGATATCATCAGATGAAAATATTGCAAGCGTCACAGATGGTGTTATAGTTGGTAATGGTTATGGTGCTTGTATAATAACGGTAATAACAGAAGATGGAAATAAAACAGATACTTGTAAAGTAGTTGTAGAAGTTGATATGGGAGATAGCGATAATGTTAACGTTACAGGTATCAGATTAAATACAAATTCATTAGAAATAGATAAACATGAATCAGTTTATTTGTTACCTACAGTAATTCCTACTAATGCAAATCAATCGATAACATATATTAGTTCTGACGGTAATATAGCCAAAGTATCAAATGAGGGATTAATAACAGGTGTAGGTCAAGGAAAATGTACTATAACAGCTATATCAAATAAAAATGCTAAAATAAAAGCATCTTGCACAGTTACGGTTAGTGGTAAAGAGGCAGAAATAAATATAGACGATTTAGATGAAGTATTAATTATAGGAACAAAAAGAATTCAAAATCTGCAAGAGTATAACTTAGCCCCAAAAATGACGTATTTTGGAAATATTGTTGAAGATTTTGATATTGCAACTTATCCATCAGACCCCAAAGCTATCGTTGTTATGTTAGGATTGAATAATGATTCCCTATGTGACATAAGCAAAATAAAGACATTATTAAATTCTATAAAAACTAAATACACAGGAAAATACATATTTGTAGCAAATGAATTACCTGTCGGCATAAATTATGCAACAACAGACTACACTTATGAACAATTAAATAGTCAAATTAAAAATTATAATAATATGTTACAAAAAATCACAAATGAATTAGGATTAAAATCTATAACAGTTCAAGGTGGAATGGTTGAAAGTGAGATATTAGCTTCACATTATACTTATAATGGATTAGACTTAAATGTAGTAGGATGTAAAATGTTGTTAAATAATATTAAATATCAAATCAAAAATAATGTTGGTTCTATTATTGTTCCAGATGATAATGATAATACAACTACAAATGTAAATCCATATAGAGAAAAGATTATGGAAAAAGCTGAAGAAATAGTTAGAATGTGTGTTAACCATCAAGCAAATTATAGTCAATATTATAGAACTGTAGATTATAGAAAACCAAATACAATCAAAGCTATGTCTGAAGTTCTAGGTTCAACACGCTATTACCAACCTTCTTGGGTAATTCCATATCAAACATATGGATGGGATTGTTCGAGCTATGTTGGATGTTGTTATGATTACGCAGGTATACCCGATTTAAAAGGACTATCATGTGGTGCAGGAACTTTACAACAGAAATTAAAACAACTAGGAGCTGAATATTGGTTATATAAAGAAGAAGGTTTAAGAGATGCAAAACCAGGAGACATTGTTCTTTGTGTTAATGATGGAGTAAGTTTTAGTAGAAATAATGTATTTACTTGTAGAACTCATCACGTTATGATTTATGGATATTCAGATTATGAAATGTACGAAGCATCTGGTTACTCAAGTGGTATAAGAAAAGGAAAAAGAACTTTTGATAAAAATCAATGGATATTCTTTAGATTACCACAGGTAGCTGAAGCTGATAATTCAAATAATATAACTAGTCCTTCAGACTCTGAACATCCAAATGTATTCTATGAAAATGGAACAATAGATGGAGTAAATTATGTAGCTAAATTAACACATAGTAGATGCACAGCATACGGAACTCCTTCACCTGTAGGGGCAGGTGGAAACTTAATAGTAGGAAAGTCATGTGGTGCTCATAATTTACCATATAACACGAAATTATACATTCCGTCAACTAAAAAGTATAATGGAGATGGCATTTGGTATGTAAAAGATACTGGGGGCTATACAACTGATTTCGATTTGTTGATTTCTAAGAGTGCTTCAGAAGCTGTGAAAATGATGGGGTCACCTTTAGATACAGATGTTTATATATTAGAATATGGTGACGGAAAAATGTCATGGAGTTTCACAGAAGCTATAGAATGGTGTAATGGATATTATGGTGTAGGTTATTTCCATAAATCTTGGACGTATTACATGAAATATGGTGGTTGTACTATAAATATATGGAAATTCAAAGACCATGATAAATATATAAAATCACAACCTTGGTATGATAAATTATAATCTCAAAAGGTTTAATTTAAGTTACAATTGGAAAGAATAAAAAGGGGAAGTAATTATTCCTCAATAAAAATAATTAATAAAGGGGAGATATTTATGAATAAAACCGATAGAATAGGTGAAAGAAATTATAATACATTTGGAAGTGAAATGGTGATAATAGATTATAGAAAATACTCTGATATAGATGTTTACTTTCCAGAATACGATTATATAGTTAAAAGTGTACAATATGGTCATTTTACAAATGGTAAAATTAAATGTCCTTACGAAAGAAGATATTACTGTGTTGGTTATATTGGAGAAGGTAATTACAAAGTAAGTGAAAATCGTAAAATTGCTAGAGTATATAGTACTTGGTATGAAATGCTACAAAGATGTTATGATGAAAAACTACATGAAAAACGTCCCACATATAAAGATTGTGAAGTTGACGAAGAGTGGTTAAATTTTCAGAATTTTGCTGAATGGTATGAAAACAATTATTATGAAATAGAAGGAGAACGAATGTGTTTAGACAAAGATATATTAATAAAGCATAACAAGATATATTCGTCACAGACTTGTGTATTTGTACCAAATACTATAAATACTTTGTTTACTAAAAGAGATAATAAACGAGGTGATTCACTTATAGGTACGAGTTCTACCAAAAATGGCAAATATAAAGTGTGTTGTAATTTATTTAATCTCGAAACTGGGGAATCAAAAAGAGAATATTTAGGTTTATATGATACCCAAGAAAAAGCCTTCGAGATATACAAATACTACAAAGAGAAAAATATTAAAGACATAGCAGATTATTATAAAGGGCAAATACCGCAAAAACTGTATGATGCGTTATATAATTATAAAGTTGAAATAACTGATTAAAAATAATTAATAAATACAATACAAGTCCCCGTATTTATGAGGACTATTTTTTATGTAGGAGGTGATGTAAATGGCAATAATTAATAATACACCAACTCAAGGATACGTTTATATTAAAGATATGCAAATATTATATAACGATGTGATTTATAACATTAATAATATGTACATAAAAGAGAAATATATTTATTGGAAAATAGAGTCATCAAATTTAATAACTTCAAATAATAAGTTAGACGATGAAGAAGATTTAATATTTGTAATTAAAAATGTGGATGGAGTGGCGATACAAATGTCTACGGAAATAATTTCAATATTATTTGATGGATATAATAAAAAGACGATATCAGAAAAAATTAAATCTATAAATGAAAACAATAAATCTTATAAAAAACAACTTGAAATCACGCAAGATAATATTGAAAGTTTATCAAAAGAATATCAAGAAAACTTATCATTTGAACAAATCAAAGAAAGATTAAATACTTCTATAATAAATTCCAATTCTTTAATGATAGATTTAAAGACTGTATTAATAGATAGATTATCGGATGAGGTGTTTAATTCGGATGAAAAAGCAGATGCCAATTATAAGCTTGACACAATTAATAATAAATTTCAAGAAATGCTTGGATATTCTGACGCTTTAATTGATATGATGGCAGAAAATTCTAATGACGTAGACACAACATCTTTGTTAGAATATCAACTATCTTTAGAGAAAATGTTGGCAGATTTAGTCACAGAAATTAAAGTTATTACGGAAGATAGTGAAGAAAATATAACATTAGCAGATATTTCGTCTATAACATCTGATATAACTACGATATTAATAACATTATCTTCTTTTAAAGATTCGTGCGACATAACAATTTCTACTTCGTCAGAAGGCGAAAAAACATTAGGAGCTTCAAGTACTATATCAGATGAAGTATATAATACAAATACTAGAATAGATGATTTATCTAGCAATATGTATGAATTACAGGCTTCATTGATTAATTCATTTGCTAAAGAACAACAAACTATTCAAGGATATTTTGATGCGAATCAAAAATACAGTAATGATATGCTCCCTATAACTAATTCATTGCTAAACGTGGATGGAAAATTAACGGTAGCACAATATAATTCATTGGACGCCTTAGCAAATGCAATGGTTAATTACGTTTCTAAAATAGAAGCTAGTTATCAATCTTACTATAATAATGAGAAATTAGGAGATAATAATAAGCAATTATTAAAAGAATATTTTGATGATTTTAAAGCAAAACATACAAATTTCATTAATTCAATACGAGTAGATATGAAAGATTTAATTTTTGATAAAGACGAGAGAAAAGAATTCAATATAAGAATAGCATTATATAGGGAAGCTAGAAATAAATTAAATTCACAAATGTTAAACTGTATAAATTTAATTAATTCAGCAACAAGTGAAGTTAATTTACAACAAATTGAAAAAAGATTAAATGATAAAATCTTAGAAGTTCAAAATCAAGTTAATGATTTAAATTCTAAAATAGGAAATATAAATTCGAGATTATCTAACATAGAATCAAGATTAGATGCTCTTGAAAATAATACAACTACTTAGAAAGGAGTAAATAAATGAAAAAAGAATATTCAATAATTATCAATAAACAAAAAAGTATTTTAAATCGTGAATTATCAATATTCTCGCACGATAAAGGAATAGATGTTTATTTTAAATTGATGGATACTGATTATTTAGATTTAAGTTCTAATTATTTATTATCTGATGTAGTTTTGGTAAGTCCGTTAAAAAAACAAATCAAATCAGATATAGTGCCTATAATTGATAATAAAATATTATTCACCATGAACAATGAGATAATGAATCAAATTGATGAAATTGGTAATTATCATGTTCATATTAGACTTTACGATGATAAGGGAGGGAGAATAAAACTCCCTTATTTTATTATGTCTGTATTAGAATGTGAAGTAGAAGATGATGATTTATCATATGGAACAACAAATGTAGCAACGATAGATAATTATAAAACAGCTAAGTACGGTAAAGAATTAAGAACTTTTAACGCCGATGGTTCTTATAATAGAACTGTTTGGATATCTGGAGATATAATAACTGATACAAAATTAAACAAATTAGAACAAGCAACAAGTGAACTTACAGATGAAATAATACAACATAAAAACAAATTATTAGAATTAGAAGAAACAAAAGGATATACGATTAAAAAAGGTACAGAAGATACACCTATAATAATATCAGAATTATCTAAAGGTTCTTATATATTAAAAGGTTGGGTAAAAGATTTTAATTCAAGTACTGAAATAGTGTATTTAGAAGGTAATAAAAATTATGTATATATTACTAGCAACACTGAAGAAAGTACATATGGATTATTATGTTTAGATGAAGATTATTTCAAACTATATAAATTCAATAAAATAAAAAATAAAAAAGAACAAATAGTAGATTATTTAAATATAGTTGTTGCCGATGATGAAGATAAATTAAATTTGACATCAGATAAATATCAATATTTAAAAACAGAAACATTATCAACTATTGTGTTACCAGATATGGATGAATTTGTGGAATTGAATTTATTTATTAGACCGACAGTGGATAATTTAATTCTAATATTTCCAAGTATAGCATGGAGAACGCAACCAATATTAAAAAAAGATGTATTATGTCAAATAAAATTAAATTATTTAAATGAAATTTGGTATGGAGATACCTTAATACATGATGAAAATGTGCCTGTGATTAAAGGTGATACATCGGGAGGAACAACGGGAACTATCACAAAAATTCCTTTTAATAAAATTTCTTCTGAAGAGGGTTATATAAATTAGGGAGGTATAAAGTAATGAAGTATATGAAGAATAAATATAGTGATGAGAATGGAAATGTCGTTTCATTTTGGTCTACTGATGATAATGTATTATGTGAAGATGGCAAAACATTAAGAGAAAATTTAGATGAAGTTGATGCACAATTTAAAGATATTGCGAATATAGGTAAATTAACAGATTTAGATACAACAGAAAAATCTAGTATTGTTGGAGCAATAAATGAGGTTTTTCAAAGTGCCAGTAATGGTAAGAGCTTAATTGCAACAGCTATTACTGGCAAAGGAGTTAGTGCAAGTAATACAGACACATTTGAACAGTTAGCAAATAAAATAAGACAAATAGAAGGTCAAGGAACTACTCCAACACCTTCTATTTTTTCTATTACAAATAATTTGAGTAACTGTACTAATAATAACAGTGCAAGCGAAATAGAAGAAAATACGAGTTATATTGCTACAATAACACCTTCTACAAATTACGAGATAATTAATATAAGTGTAGTTATGGATAGTGTAGATATAACATCTAGTGTTGTAAATAACAATAGTATTAATATAGAATCTGTTACTGGAGATATAATAATAACAGCTACAGCAACATTAATAGAACAGCCTTTGTATTCATTTGGAGTTATGTCAGATATACACATACCTTCGGACGAAACATCAGATACAGTTTATGGTAGCAAATATCAAGGATTAACAAAATTTAATAATGTAGCAAATAGCATACAAAACAAAGGATTAGATTTTGTATGTATTACAGGGGATTTGACTACATATAGTTATGCAGAGCAATTAGCAAATTATAAAAGTATAGTAGATGCTCAAGAAATACCTTTTTATGCTTGTAACGGTAATCACGATGGAGAGAGTGATACGAACTGGAATACATACGTTGGGCATAATGTAAATCATACATTTGAAAAAAATAATGATGTGTTTATATTCATGAGTGCTATTAACGAAAGTCCTGCAATAGATTATCTAAAAACGCAACTTGAAACATACAATGATAAGAGAATATTCTTATTCATGCACTATCCTTTGACTGGATATGCTGGATTGAAAACTAATGAAGCATATGGATTTGCAAGTGATTCAACGAAAGATGATGAGATATTAGCATTGTTAAAATCACATTTGAATGTACATTGTTTTTCAGGACATACTCATTATATTTTCGAGTTACAAGAAAATTATTCAAACATAAATGTTGCTACATTAGATTATTATAATATATCACTTATTCATGTTCCTTCATTAACACAACCTAGAAATATCAACGGAAATATGACTGATTTGACAGTTTCTAATCAGTATCTTGAGATGTACAAAGTAGATGTATATGAAAAGAAAATAATATTACATGCTTATAACGTTGCCACAGACGAAGAATTATATACTTATGAAATATCTACAGATGCAGATTATACTAAGTCAAATAGCATAGTTACATCAACTTATAATGTTGCAATAGACGAAGGGCAATCTCAAACATTTACAGTCAAATTAGAAAATGCACCTAGTGAAAACGTAATAGTTAATCTGTCTAGTGAAAGTGAATTTGTAACTGTATCACCTTCTACATTAACATTTACAACAGAAAATTACTCAACAGAACAGACAGTGATAGTTAACGCCGTAGATGATGGGACAACAGCAGATTATACTACATTAATACATTTAATAAGCAATAATATTCCTAGTGAAGATGTCAACATAGCTGTAACTAATACAACAGTAATAGACACAAGAACAAAATACGATTTAAGTAGTATAAATTCTGCTGTAACAAGTCCTTTTGTATTGCCAGATGAATATCCTTATGCTTACGTTATAAATACATACCCTGATGTTTATTGTACAAATGTAAGAGCATATACATCAGGAGGTGCAAATTTAGCAGGATTTATAGGTGGTAAAGGTCAAAAATGGAAATGGAATACAAGTACAAAAGAATGGTATTTATACAAAGATTATGATGCAACATCAACTAGACAATTACTCGGTGGAACAGTTACTCATTGTAATAATGATTTATTACTTGCTACTTGGAATAATGGTACATATACACCAAGCGATACAGTTGTAGTTGCTACTAATTTATTCCCATTGTAACTCGTTCGCAATTTAAAAATATTGCGTATATAATTTTAAATAATAACACATAATATTAATATTCATAAAACCAACCATGTTGTTATTCAAAAGTTTAATTATTTCTATTTTATAAGAAGAGGACTATTTTCCTCTTCTTATATTTTGTAAAAAGTTAATAAAGGAGGTATAATATGTACGGTAAAATTATTAATGGAGAATTAGTTTTTGCACCAGTAAATTATAAAACTTCTGATGGAGTTTTAATTACTAATTTTAATACAAATGAAGATTTGATGATTAAATATGGATTTAAAAAAATAAACGGAATAAAGCCAGAATACGATGAAAATAAGGAATGTATTATAGTTAAATCTTTTGAAGAATTAACAGATGAAATAAAAGTAGATTATGAAGTAAAAGGTATAGGAGCTTTATTAGAGAATACTGATATGAGTAAAGATGAACTCATAGAAACAATGAGAAAAGAATTATGTAGTTATAAAGAAGGATTAGTTGAAGGTACAAAGTTTGATAATTTAAATTCAGTTTTTAAATATATGTTTGAACATTTCACAGAAGAAGAAATATATATTGGTAAAGATATTCCTAGTGACCCAAAATATAAATTATGGATAAGAATATATGAAGAACCTAAAGACGATGATGACGACGGAAAAGATGTTCCGAGTAATCCAACACCTGTAAAACCACCTGCTGAAGATAAAACCGTATGGGTATCTAATTTAACTTTAGACTCAACTATAATGGGTTATTATATAGATTCAGAATTTACAAGTGATAAATATCCAGATAAAAACGTATGTTTAACTACTGACCAAAGATATGTTGGACAATATGTTAAATTTGCAGACACTGGAAAAGATATAGATGGTAAGGTGTTCCAAATAACAGGAACAATAAGTAATGATGCTTTAGGATTGAGTTCTTCACACAGTCTTCCCGTATTCGCTGTAAACTGCAAAGACCAACCTACTGCTACTGCAATAGGAGAAAATACAGGTAAAGCGTATGTGGGATTATTATTATCTTCTACTACTAAAGTTGCAAAAGTAATTTGTAATGCTTTAAACGTTAGAAGTGGTATGGGAGTAAAATATCCAGTATTAGGTGCTATACCTAACGGATATACATTACCAATACTTGAAACTTATACAAATACTTCATGGGTTAAAGTAAGTTACAATAATAGTATAGGATATATAAATGCTAATTCCTCATATGTAACTATATCTACTATAACAGTTGATGCAGGAGGAACAGGGGAAGTAGGTGGTAATACAGGATTTACAGTACCTTGTTATGGAATAGACATATCAAGATGGCAAGGTACAATAGATTTAAAAACTTTAAAAGAAAATGGTAGCATAAATTTTGTGATATTAAGAATTGGTTATGGTAGCAGAAAAGGTGGACAACCTATAATAGACCCTAAATTTGAAGAATATTTAAAAGGATGTATTGAAAATAAAATACCTGTAGGTGTGTATTTTTTCTCATATGCAAATACAGTTGCAAAGGTTAAAATAGAAGCAAATTGGGTAGTTCAACAATTAAATAAATATTCTCAAACATTTGAATTCCCAATATTCTTTGACCAAGAAAATGACTTAGTTGATAAAATGGGTAATCCAGGAAAAACAGTGTTAACTAATTGCATGAATACTTTCTGTCAAATAATAAATGATGCAGGTTATATGGCAGGAATTTATACCAATAACTCATGGGCAACAAGTTATGTAAATTGGAGCGATATAAAATATACTGACCACATATGGGTGGCTCAATGGAGTTCGGCTTGTACTTGGACTAGAACCGAAGTTAAGCTATGGCAAATGTCAGCTACTAAAAGACTTCCGGGGCACAATGGAGATTTAGATTACGATACTTGCTATTTCGATTATCCAACATATGTAAGAGCTAATCACAAAAATGGATTCTAGGAGGTGATTTAATGAATTTATCAATATTAGGCAAAGTTGATGGTGCATGGCAATCATTAGGAACAACTACAGTTGGAGATAATTCAAGTTCGGTTACATTAGGTGACGATTATATTTATAATAACATAAATGGAATGATAGTAGAATGTATGACTATTTCATTAACTGCTGATGGTAGTTCAGAAAATATAACACAGGAAATTACATTAAAAAAATCATTTCCTAATGTAATTCTCACAGTAGCTTGTAGTTGTGAATCTACTAAATATATTTATAGTAACTTAAATGTCGTAGCTATTCCGTCTGGAAAAGATAAAGTAAAAATAGGATTAAGACATTTAGATTCTAATGTAAAATTGGAAGGTAGTTTTACAGTATTTTTAACTTGTTTTGGTAAATAGGAGGTGATAACATGTATGGTAAATTTAATATGAGAATTAAAAGTGGTAAAGCAACATTAGATAATGACATATTTTTAAGTAAGAAAGATAAAGATGTAGTAATTTATTTTACTATTGAAGGATTCCCTTATAAATTTTCTAATGGGAAAGGTATTGAGGGAGCAAGTTATTCACAAATAACATTGGAAAAACCAAATGGAACTAGGGTAGCTCTTCCAAAAACAGCAGTAGATATTGATGAAATAATTTTAAAAGTTACAGAAGATATAGTTGATGAAGTAGTTGAAGTAGGAGATTATAATTTTCAAATTAAATTGTTTGGAGAAGATAATAGTGAAATTAGTTTGCCTATAATTTACAATCAATTTCATGTTAATCCTATAATAGATTATTCAGAAGATACATCTAGTGAAATAGATAAAGGTGGAATAGGAAGTTCTCATATAACTATTGGCGACGAAGTAGATGTATTCGATGAAAACAAAAGATACAATAAAACTACATGGAGAGACAAAACCACTATAACAGCTCAAAAAATGAACAAATTAGAAGATGCAATGTATTATGCTTTGGATAATTTAGTTGTAAACAAACTTCCAGTAGATGGTGAAATAAATTTATCACTAGATAAATATCAAAGTGTTTCCACAGATAATGATTTAATAATAAAACTTCCTACTATAAACTTCCATAATGAATTTATATTATATATAAACACTTCCGAAGTTATATATGCTACATTTAGAAGCACAGAAAAAGATTATGCTTATAGATTAGCTCGAGGGTATTATAAATGTAGACTAAGTTATATAGGAACGTGGTTAGTTGAAATCATAATGGACAACAACAATATTGACTTTGATGGCTTTGCTAGTGAAAAAGATATTAAAGATTTACAAGACAGTGTTAAAACTACATTAACTGAATTTAAATCTAATTGTGATAAAAAGTACGCTGATATAAATCATACACATGATAATTATATAGAAAAAACAAAAGATACAAAAGGTCTATTGCTTAAAGAGACAGACGGTTATAAAGGTATGATTACTGAAGATGGTAATGAAACAAGAGCTATTCGTACAACTAAAGATGGTATTATACCTTATGATAAAGGCATAAGTTCAAATCTAGGTGCTGAAGATTATAGATTTGATAAAGCTTATGTTAATAAAGCTGATATAAATGAAATCAATACAATTAAAAATGTAACAGATAGATTAGATGTTAACGGAGATATAAATGTTTCAGTTGAAGGGAAAATAGATTATGACGTCAGTAAGTCTCAATTTGAAATGAGAAAAAATAGTAATGTAAACGATAGTAGATTAGCATTAGGTTGTATTGAAATAAATGGAATTAGAATTTATACTGGTTCTGAATTTCCTAGTGATGCTAGAGAAAATGATATATTAATTAAAATAGATGGGACTGCAAGTGGAGATTCTGGAACAACAACTAAATACACAATAACAAATAATTTAACCAATGTCAGTACTAATAATTCAATACAAACTGTAACAGCTAAATCTTCATATTCGGCAACACTTTCACCTTACTCTGGATATACAATGAATACTATAACAGTAACTATGGGTGGAGTAAATGTCACAAGTACTACTGTAGCAAATAACAAAATAACAATATCAAGTGTAACAGGTAATGTGGTTATAACTGCTAATGCAACATCAACAACAGTAACTCCTACTGTAAATCCTGTATTTGAATTAAATGCATCTAACTTTACATCAAAATCTACTTCTTGGACTGATTTAATTGGAGATAAAAAAGCAACAATAAATGGTAGTGTTCAAAAAGTTAATGGTAGAGTTAGATTTGATAAAGATAAATATTTTGTATGTAATGTTGGAGCATTAAATTTAACTGATTATACAATGGTAATTAAATTATCTGTAAATCCTACTGGAGCAACTATACCAAGCTCAGGAAATAATGTTATAACTTTAGGTTCAGGAACGAGTACATGGCAAGATAATATGATATGTAATATAATTCCTACTCAAAGTAATACTACATTCTTTGCAAAAGGAAACGGAGATAATATTACTGGAAAACAAGCAACAGGGGATACAACTATAATATTGAGACATAATACAACACAAAAGAAAATCACATTAAATGTAGGAACTAATAAATACGAAGGAACATACAAAACTTGTGCATCTACATTAAAATTCTTATACAACGCAACAAATACAGCTAATGATTATGAATATATAAGAATATATGATTCTGTATTAACTGATACTCAAGTTTCTACTATGATTTAGGAGGTGCCTTATGAGTGGAATATACATCAAAAAAGGCAACTCTTTAAATAATGTAAGTATATACAAAAAAACAAGTACAGGTTATGTATCTTGTCCAATATATAGAAAAACTTCAACTGGCATGGAAAGAATAGATTTAGGAGGAGGTTCTACGGGAGGTGGTACACAGCCATCTCCTTCTTCTAATATAATAAAAGGTTATGCTGATTGGAGTGGAAGTTATCGTAGTTCTAGTACAACAGGTACATTTACTGATAATTTCAATGATGATAGAAGAGATAGAATATATCAAGGATATTATCCTAATTTCAATTATTTAGGAGTAATATGTTTTAAAAGTTTATTTGAACAAGCACGACAATTAGGAACTATAACAAGTGTAAAATTGAAATTGACAAATTTACATTCATATTATTATGCTGGATTAAATACGATAATTAGTGGAGCTACTAATATGAGTAATTATAGACCTACAAGTTTCTCAATGAGTAATGTTAATTCTACACAATATTGCAGTAGTACTCATTTTAACAAAGGTGGGGCATTAACATTAACTTTAAATGATACAGCAATACAATCTATACAAAATGGTACTATTGATGGATTTAGATTATTAGCACCATCTGGATTTGCAATTACAGATTATGGATATTTTAGTGGTACTGGAACAACAAGACCATATATTGAAATAACTGTAACTTTATAATAAATAAAATAATTAATAAAGAAAGGTGGTGCTAAAAATGGATTTATTGGAGGTGTTGAGTAATTATGGTGCAATGGGCGTGTTTGTAATGTTGGTATGGATTTTAATACAACAAGTTTTAAATGAATCCAATCAAAATAGAGATTTATATAAAACTTCAGTAGAAGAATTTCATAAGACCGTAAATGAATTCTCTTTAACAATTAAAGAGATAAGTAATGAAGTAAGAGATACTAATGAAAAGATAGACGATTTAAAACATGATATGAACGATTTAAAATATGATATTAGGGATATAAAAGAACATGAAAAGGAGAAGATGAATAATGATTGATTTAGATTTATATATGAGTTTAATAAATGGTGGAGTAATGTTATTTTGTTTAGCTATAGGTTATATAATTAAAACTTCAGTGCCTAAAATAGACAATAAATACATACCGTTAATTATGGGCGCAGTTGGTATAATTATCTCAATACTTAATGCTCAATGTTTTGATTTTAATGTAGTATTAAGTGGTTTAATAACAGGATTAGCTTCAACAGGTCTATATGAAGCATTTAGGAATTTAATACAAAACAATAAATAAGTATTGTAAAATGAAATGTAAAATATTATAATAAAGTAAGGATAAATTTTATCAAAATCACATCCAAAAACTTTATTAATTATTTTATAATACTACTATTTAAATTATAAGTGAGATTAATTTATCTATACTCGTATTTTAAATATAAACCAACCCTAAAAGAGAGTGGATTTTATCTTCTCTCTTTTATTTTATAGGAGATGATAAAGTTATGGTACAAAAACCAATAATGATACAACAATTTATGAAAATTAATAAGTATGGTAGACCCGGAACTAAAAGAACTAAAACAACAAAAATTGCTTGGCATTTTACAGGACAACATGATGTTTCTGCTAAAAATACTGTTTCTTATTTTAGCAATGTAGTTGCTAATGGATATAAGGTAAATGGTAGATACATATATGCTAGTTCACATTTAGTCGTTGGATTGCAAGGTGAACTTTATTACATAGTTCCATTTAATGAAATAGCATATACAACTAATAGTGCTAATTATTATAGTGTCGCATTAGAATGTGCTACTACAGGAACAGATGACCACTACACAGATGAAGAATATAAAACTATGGTTAAAACTGGAGCATGGTTAGCTCAAACATATGGACTTGACCCTAGAAATGATTTCATAAGACATTACGATGTTACCCGTAAAGTTTGCCCTAGATATTTTGTTAATAATGTTAAAGCATGGGAACAATTTAAATTAGATTGTTATAATTATATGATAGGAAAACTAAAAGAATCAAATATAAGAAATTGTACTAATGGAAAAGGTAATAGTATAATTGATAATACAAATACTTCAGAAAAACCAACTCAAACAGAAACTAAAGAAGAATATAAATTAGGGATATATGAAATAACAACTGATGTATTAAATATAAGAAAAGGTTCTAGTACAGCTTATTCTAAAATAGGAACATTAAAAAAAGGAGAACAAATAACAATTACAAAAGTAGAAAATAATTGGGGTTATGTTGAATCTAAAGATGGATGGATTTCTTTAGCTTATACAAAATTCATAGAAGAAACATTTAAACCTTATATAGTTAAAATTAATTGTGATGTATTAAACGGAAGAAAAGAACCAACAACTAATTCAAATATAGTTTGTAAAGTTATCAAGGGAACTGCTGTGACTATAGTTGCAAAAGAAGGCAAATGGTTAAAAACCAAAGTTGGATATTATATTTATGAAGATTATGTTGAGTTTGTAAAATATATATAAAATTTCCTAGTATTTAAGAAATAACGAAGCTCTCAGAGCCATTCTAAGGCGTTTAAAAATGTTCATAAGGTATTTATACCTGTAAAAATAGACATAAATAAAGGGATAGGTGTTTTAAATCAACATCTATCCCAACTTTTTTATTTTTTGGACTATTTCTTTTTACGTTTATGTCCTTTTTTCATTTCTTCTTCTCTTGCTCTTTTTCTTTCTTCCTTAACTCTTTCTTCTCTTTCTATTCCAAGTTCTTGTATACATTCTCTAAAAACGGGTATTACTATTTTCTCATATTTTCTATATAAAGATTGATTTTTTATTAGTTCATCAGCTTCCATATCTCCAAACACATTGTATCTTGCCAAATATTCGACACAAAACGCACTCCATTTCCACATAGATTGCTGTTTTAAATATCTTTCACTACTCTCAAATGTAAAGATATTTTTAAGGTCACGTGCAAATTTTATTGCATAATTTTCAAACTGTTCTAATTCTTTTTTATTCATTTTCATAATATATCCTCCTTAAAATAATAAATCAAATGTATTTAGAAATATTAATATTACTGACAACATAACTGTGGAAATTAATAGACATTTATAAGGTTTAGTCAGTTGAAATGATTTTTCAAGTACATAACTTAAAATAATAATTATTATAAAATTAATTATAAGTTTTATTCATAACATATTCTAATTTCACTCCTTTATTAATTATTTTGATACAAGTTTTAATTCAGACTCCTTCCAACATACATTATCTGCAATATCTAAGCAATAATATGGTTCATTGATTATATTATTGGGTAAAAATTTATCTATTATAATTCCAATTTTAGTGTTGTAACATTTCATAATTTCACCTCTTAATTCGTTATTAGTTTTTAATATTTCATTTAATTGAGATTTATTAATTATTATTTCAACAGAATCACCTATACTAAACATATAATCACTCCTCACATTCTTTTTCTAAAAACTTTTTAATTCCAATTATACAATTCTCTTTTTCATGAGTTAAACTTTTACATTCTTGCTCACCTTGATAAACACATATGTCACATGTAAATTGTTGAGAAAAGAATTTACTTAATTCATCCACATTACTATTAATTATTTTTTCATAGTTAGTCATTACTCACCAGAGCTTCCTATTCCAGACTGTCTAATTGTATTACAATTATCTTCATCTGCTAATAAATATTTCTTAAATATTCCTTGTAAAATTCTTTCTCCTGCTTTTAATTCTACTGTTTTATCTGTTAAATTTTTAAATTTAAAACCTATATTACCATCATTGTCTGTATTCTCATAATAATCGCTATCTATAATACCACATGTATTTATAAGCATTAAACCTTTTTTAAATCCTAATGAACTTCTAGGTACTATTTCTAAATATTCATCATCAAGCATATATGCTTTTATATCAGTTTGTACTGCATCAGATATACCATTAGGTGGAATTGTTATATCTATTGGTGTATATATATCATAACCTGCTGACTTACTAGAACTACGTCTTGGTATTTTTATATTTACATCTATATATTTTCTAAATTCATCAGACACAATTTCAAATCCTCTAACCTTTTGTGAGACACTTTCCTCTATTTTTAATGTGTTTGTTGCATAATCGACACCTAATATTTTAATTTCTGATTCATTTACTAATTCTAACGCATCTTCATGCCAAAAATAATCAACGTTATTTAACACATAACATTCGCCAAAGATAGCATTATAACGTATATCTATTATTTCAAATTCTTTACCTGCATATTTTAACATATTTGGTATTATGTCATAGAAATTATATTCATTTAAATCTTCTTTTATTCTCACTTTATCACCTATATTAAATTTCATTAAACATCTCTCCTTTATTAATAATTTATATATTTTAATACATCTAAATCGTTCATTAATATACCTATATTTTTAAACTCTTTATATGGTATACTCTTACGCTTGTTACTTTCTTTAAACTCTCTGATTGCTAGTCCACTCACTAAATACACTTCATTGTATTCTCTAAATTCTATTACAAAGAATACATTATTTGCATAGTTCTGAATCTCATCAATTAAATCATATTGATAGTCTTTTATATTTGAAAGAGGAAATGAAGTTTTGTTAGCTGTTGTTTTAGCCTCAAATACTATACTTTTCCCATTAGGTAATATTCCTATGTAATCTAGACAAGGTGATTGTTTTTTAGGAAAAGCCGATACAATTTTAGCTCCTTTTCTTAATACTACAAATTCAGTTGGAATCTTAAATATATAAGCCTTCCCTTCTTTTCTATATTTTTCAAATTGTTTTGTTAATCTATTTTCAAAATTACTTCCTATCTTGTTACTTTTATTTGGTATAATAATCACCTCCTTTTTGTTTAAAATAATAAAACTTATTCATTATTTTTTTTCTTCAACCTTTAAATTTCTACTACTTGCCCATAGGAAACAATAATTAGCAAGGTCTACTATTGTATCTGTTATAGACTCATCTTCAACTTCTGCTTTTCCGTTTTGCAATAAAGAACATATTCTATTATACTTATCTGTTATTCTCACTAAATAACTTATATCTCCAAATTTTTCATATGTGTCTTGTACGCTTGAACCATAATCGGCATTTTTACGCTTACACAACTTAACAGTTTCAGTTACTATTTTTTCATATTCTTCCATAAATGGATTAACTGGGTCATTTTCAACTTCTATGTTTTCTTCAACTAATTTCAGTTTTGATTTATCAACTTCTATCTCTTCATTTAGATATTTTTTATAATGAAATTCGCAATTACCATTACAAACCTCACCGGCAACTGGACATATATCACAATCTAGCTCTGTTTCATCTAATATCGCTTGTATGTTATCTTTGGCATTTAATATATAATCTATTCTTTTCATTTTAACATCGTCAATTAATTCCAATATATTTTCACTCCAGTTCCATATCCCATCGTCTACATCTAATGTAATTTCATTATCATTATCTTCTATTGATATTATAGTACCTATTCTCCCATTATAATTTAACATCGGAGTGCAATAACCGAACGTACATTCCTTTATATTATCTTTAATTCTAACTTTATCTCCCACTTTTAAATTCATATTATTCTCCCTCCACATCTTTTAATATAAATAAACTATTTTCATCTTTCAAAATAACATATCTTCCCAAGTTGTTTATAGAAACATTAGATTGTAGTTTTATATGTTTCTCTGTTTTCAATGATGTCATAAATAATTCTCCAGTCATATTATCAAAATCTAATAGTATATGTTCTCCTTCTATTTCTTTAAGATGGCTATAAATTGAATCTGCGAATAACAACACCATATAAACGCCTCCTATTTGTTATTTTTATTAATATTTTATAGTTTGTATGTTTGATAATTTTATTTAGCTGATTTTCACCTCCTTTCTATTTATATATTAACATGAAACACTTAAAAGTCACCTTTTTATTAATTATTTTTAATAAAATAATTTTATCATCATTAATTTAGATAATTGTTTTTCTAATGTTTCTAATATACCATACATATTATCACCTCCGTTATTAATTAATACATTTTAAAACATTATTCACATTTTGTATATGAACAATTGGGACAAGAAACACAATTTCCTGTACTATCAAGCTCACTTGAACAAATTGGACATTTTCTAAAATTTATTGCAAACCAATCTTCTCCATATTTTTTAATCAGTTCTTTTTCTTCATTTGTAAATTTATTTTCTTCTTCTGTTATTGTTCTATTAGTTTTGTAATATCCTAATCCTACTAATTCAGGTAAACATTCATTCTGTAATTCTTTTTCAACATCCAATAAAGTATATAATATACTTGTTCCGCAAGAATTTCCTTTTGATACATATTTTCCTTTCGCTCTAGCTGTTGCATAACTACTACATTTACCTGCCCCTTCAAAAGATTTTTTATAAGATGCTAATGTACTTCCATGTCTTAATCCATTAGATATTGATATTGCTATATTTTGAATGTTCAAAGCACAACCACCAGCTGAGGAATTAGTAACATAGACATCGAATATTCTTTTTTCTTTTGGAATTATAGATATATGTAACATCATTTTTCCACAACCTGAATATATTTTTCTTGTAACTTCTATTAAATTGTCAGGTTTCTTTTCATATTCACCTCTATGTAATTCACCTTCTATTTTGCTTTCATTGGTAGTTAATATTCCTATCCTTTTGCAACCATCCCTAAAACAGGTAACACCTTTAAGTCCATACTTCCATGCTTCCATATATATTTTTTCTATATCTTCTACAGTTGCATCGTTAGGTAAATTTATTGTTGAAGATATCCCTGTATCTATATATTTTTGCCATACACTTTGCATCTTTATCCTATTTATATAAGATATATCTTGTGATTCAATGAAATAATTTGGTAAATTGTCTGAATTATCATTTGTTACTCGTTTATAGTCTTTTACAATTTGACTATCTACTTTAAAATATTTATCTCCGTCACCTAAACTTTCTGTCTTTCTATTATATGAGAACCTAAAATTAGGTTCAATACCAGTTGATGTGCTTAACATAGTTCCTATGCTTCCAGTAGGGGCAATAGAAGTCAATGATACATTTCTTAATCCATTTTCTTTAACTATCTCTTTTACTTCATCGCATATTATATCATTATACAATTTAGATTTTAATAAAGAATAATAATTATAATTAGGGAAAACACCCTGTTCTTTAGCTAATAATGAAGATTGTTTTATGCATTCGTTTATAAAGATATTTCCTAAATCTTCACTAAATTTTAATGATTGTTCATCTCCATATGTAAATCCTAATTTAATAAATGTATCAGAAAGTCCCATTATACCTATACCAACTTGTCTCCATAATTTCGATTGCTCTTGTTGTTCTTTTAATGGTAATCTATAAATGTTTTCATCTAATACTTCATTCATAGCTCTAACTACTACTTTAATTGCTTTTATAAATGATTCATAATCAAATTTCGAATCAGTTGTAAATGGATTTAAAACAAATTCCGATAAATTTAATGATGAAAGCAAACATGAAGAATTTTCTGATAAAGGTTGTTCGCCACAATTATGAGCTACATAACCTTCAATTATCCCCCAATGATTTTTAGGTTCATTAAAATCGTATACTAATTCTTTACCATTCTCTTTTATGTTTCTAACATATGGGACTCTGATTTCAATCAATTTATTAAGTTTTATTTTTTTATAATTTTGATAAAATCCTATAAATTGTGCAAATAATAATATATCATTGTATTTGTTAATATTTACATCATAGCTTTCTCTACATTCATATTTACCATTATCAAATTCAACTTTATGTTTTTTATTTATTGTTAGATTTGATGTTATCCCAAAATCTTTTTCAAGAGTGTTCATAAGTTCTAATGCAAATTCTTTACAAGTGGTCTTGTAACTAATCCTTCTATTTGAATTTACACAACCATTTGCTGAAAAACAACCTTGTAAAAAATTTGATTTTTGAGAAAAAGTCCATTCATTATAAGTTTTTGGAAATATTCTATTAGGTAATGTTTCATGTGAAAATTGAAGCTCTTCTAATAATTTATTATAACCTTGTAAATATATTTCCCTATGTGACTTATCACTATATTTATCTTTTTCAAATAAATATCTTACATCCCCATCTTTAACTCCTAAATTTACTTCTAACCCATCATGGTATTCACTATTCAATCTACTTAACTGCCCATCTCCTTGAATAAATCCAAGTTTAATATATAATTCATCATTTTCTACTGTTTTATATATTTTAGGCATAATCTTTTTATTCTTTAAATCTCTAGCTTTGCATTCTTCGCCATCAATAGTCATAAATTTATGGTCTTGTGTGCAAGTTATTTTTTTACCATTTGAAAAGGTTAATTCTATTGTATCTTTTTCCCCATTACACCATACTTTTCCATTTGTTATTTCACCATTATAACTATACATTAAAAAATTAGTATTACACAATTCTTTTAAAGATTTATATCCATCCTTAGTTAGTAATTTCATATCTCCAGTAAAACAAGGATTTGTTGAAGTTATATTATAATTTTCATAACCATTTGTAAGATTATAATTTTGTATTCTATCATTAAATAAACAGCCAGGCTCTCCCATTTCATGATTATTTTCACATAATTTTCTAAATATCTTTCTTGCATTTACATTTTTTTTCAAAATATCTCCATGCTCAGTTATAAATTTTAATTCCCAATCTTTATTATTTTTGACAGCTTTCATGAATTTATCATTAACTTTAACTGATATATTTGCCTTAGTAACCCTATCTAAATCTTTTTTTATATCTATAAATTCTTCAATATCAGGATGATTTATTTCCATTGTTAACATCAAAGCGCCTTTCCTATTGTTTTGCCCTATTATTTCAGTAGTTAATGAATATAAATCCATGAAACTAACTGCTCCTGTTGTTGTCTTAGCGCTATTATTAACTTTCATTCCATTAGGTCTTAAATTACTAATATCAAAACCTACTCCGCCACCAAAGCTGAATACTCTTGCTGATTTTTTAGCTGTATCAAATATTGATTCTATACTATCTTTAGGCGCTGGAATTACAAAACAATTTGACATACAACTATTATTATTTATTCCTCTATTTGAAAGTATACGCCCTCCAAATAAAAATTTCTTATCTATGATTAATTGTTTTAATTCTTCATTCCCATTTGATACTCTATCTAACCATTCATCGAATGTTTCATTATTATATTGATATTTATTTTTCCATATATCTTGTCCCAATTTATTTTCTTCACCTAACCAATTTTTTATATTCATAACACCACTCCTTTAATATAAATTTATTATTCCATAGATTAGAAACATATTATTCAACTCTTTATTAATTATTTTATTTGCTTTATCTAAATCAAATTTCTTATTAAATTTATCTTTATTTATATCAGCTAGAATACATGAATATTTACCTTTTATATTATTGAAATCTTTAAATGATATAATCTTAAATTTTAATAATATGTTACAATCTACATTTTCAAAATATTTATTAACTGTTATAACATAATAGTTATCTGTTTTAACAACCTCACATTTAATATCACCTCCATGTAAATCTATCACTTTGATTATCCTATTTGATAATGACTTTATATTTTTATCTGTTACAATTAATATTGTATTTGCAACATCTATTATGTCCCATTTATTTTTTATTATGGTATACTCCCAACAATTCAATATATCATCAATTAATTCTTGTGTTTCACTTCTACACATTTCTAATACATCCATTTTATCGCACCTTCCTTTATTAATTATTTTTGTTATAGTTATATATTAACATAACCAACTTAAAAATCACCTTTATTTAAATATATTATTTGTCATTTGTATCCTCTTCTACATCTATACCAGTTATCGTTTTAAATATATCTTTATCAAAGTTAGGTAATGAAGTAAACGCTTCTTTTTCTGTATCATTTATATAATTCCACATATTTTTCCATGCTTCTGTATAACCTAATTCCTTTAAATAACCTCCAGTTGCTTTATACTCAGGATATTTTTCTTTTTCTTCATCTGTCATATCATATTCCTTAATCCATAGAGTTAATTCAAAATAACCATCTATTATTTTATATGCACGACTACTTTTCCATGTATTTAGTGTCCAATCACTTTCTTTATTAAATAATTTAATTGTTTCATGCTTATTATCATTAGTACAAAAGCATCCTATATTTTTATCACTTAAATTACAATCTCCAATGTTGTAATTGCCTATGTTATAATTTCCTATATTATAGTCACCAGAATTATATCTACCAGAATTAAATTTACCGGAATTATAATTGCTAGTATTAAATCTACCAGAATTAAATCTACCAGTATTATAGTTACCAGAATTGTAATTACCAGAATTGTAGTCGCCAGAATTAAATTTACCAGAATTATAGTTACCTGTGTTTTTAATGCCTGTATTACCCTTACCAGTATTAACCATATCTAATACTTCATACCAGCTTAATTCTCTTATTATTTTTATTTCACTTGTTACACATTTATTATTTGAACAACTATTTCCTTCTATAACTTTACCAGTAGCTTCCACTATAGCTACTTTATTTTTTGGGCTAAAATCGTAATAATTAAAACAATCAACTAATTTTTTACAAAAATGAAACCCTGCTTCACATATACCTATTTCTCCTTCATGTCTATATGTTTCTCCTACTTTATATTGAAAACCTCTACAAGTTCAGTCTGGATTAAATACTTTATAACCTTTCATATTATCCTCTCCTTTTTATTTTTATACTTATATATTAACATAACTCATCTAAAAATCACCTTTATTTAAAATTATTTTTTGAAACATTTATATAATCATTTTGAATTTATGAACTCGTGAATAAATGAAAAATGGTGAGGAAGAGTTTGAACGGTTTTCTCAAACTCTGACGAATAACTCCGTAGGACAATATTAACAATTATTAACAGTTTCTATATATCTTTTATTAAGAAACTTTATTTTTAAAATTCATTTTAGCATATAAAATTCGATATATTTTCATGTTGTATTTTTCAATTTATCAGTTTTATGAATGTTAAAACTTATATAACCACTTCTTTAATAAATCTCTCATTCTACTTGAGGGAATATATAAATTGATTTCTTTATTATCCCTTAATTGTGACCTAAACATCCATTGAATTAGCTCTGATAAACTCCAAGAATCCACATCCACTTCTACGCCTTTTTCTTTGAAGAATCTAATTATCATGGGGTTATAAAATGCATTTATAATATATGCTAAATTTTTCTTATGTCTATACTCATTGGTAGCTCTGGCATTACAACTAACAAATCCTTTAGTATAACCTTCGCCTTTGCATTTATTTTTAAAATCCTTGAATGTAGTCCACATATTATCTTTAGATTTCCCTTTGCATATGTTTCTAAAATAATTCACCATATTTTTACTAAGCACATCGAATGCGTCAGTATTCTCGTCTAGTTGTTTTTCGTACCATGATTTAGATAAGGGATTAACTCTCTTGTCACTTGATTCCCCTATTTTATTTAATTTCTTGTCATCACATATATGTATTAAATTTTGAAGATAAGTTAAATCCTCATATTCATTATATCCAACTATTTCATATGTTTCATTAATCCTTTTTACGGCTTTATACTCATATTGTATTTCATTCATATCGTAATAATTTCTTTGCATTTGTCCTTTAAATAAATAAGTCAATATATACGTATGCTCTAATGTTTCCATAATTCTACAAGAAAACGTCCATAACATAAATATTTCATCAAAAATATACACATCTCCTTGTTCTATTGCATTTTTATATTTAGTTAAAGTACCTTTATAATTTTTATCAATCCATGTTAATTTTCCTTTTTCATCTACTGATATTTTATCTCTCAATAATATTTCTCTATCACTTTTTGTTATTTGAATTTGTTCACATACTGAAAAGACTTCATCTAAAATTAAAATATAATTATTTTCTTTTAAATATTTTAATGTATCATCGTTAACCATAGAGAACAAAGCATGTGTGCTTATTATATTCTTTCCTTGTGATAATAATTTATTAAAATCTTTTAATTTACTACCTTCACCTCGTGTAGTTTTGGGTTCAAAAAAGGCTCTATTATCGCATGAATCTAAAACTCTTTGAATCTCATCAAGATAAGGCGTAATATAAATAAACTTTTTATCTATATTGTCATTCATGTAATTTATAGCCCAACTCGTCTTTCCTGAGCCACATATACTATCTACCACAGTAACTTTACATTGATTTTCCATAACATCACTCTCCTTTATTAATTATTTTTATCGCCCTATATAAATAAGTATACCACACTGACAAAATTTGTCAATACTTTTTAAAATGCTTTTTATAAAAAATTCACCACCTAAAAAGATGGTGATAAAATTATAAGTTATTATAAAATTCTTGCTTTAAAGTTCTAACCATCAAAGCTCTTGATGATTTTGTATTAATTGTAATATAAGATTCTTTTCCTTCTTTAATTATGCAATCCCAAATTTCATTAGATTTATCAAAATTTATTTTTTCTAATGCTTTCAATTCTTCTTTCCATTTACTAGATTTTCTTTTTAAATATAAATCACTAGCTATAGATATATATCCATAAAACATAACATTTTCACATTCAAGAGATTCCTCTCTAATTAACACACGTTCTTCTTCGTTTTTCATGAAGGGGAATAAATTGAATAATTCATTAAAAAATGAAGATAAAAACATGTATATTTCTTGTTCCTCATTAGTATCTTTAATTGCTGGGAAAAATTCATCCATAGCAATTTTTAGGGTATTAAAAGTTACAATATGATTCATATCATTTTTATTTATACTATTTTTTCTTACCTCTACTAATCCTTTAAGTACGGAATTTTCATTAAGTCTTGATATAATTCTATTGCTAGCTTTAGTTGAATCAAAGCTTTCAGCAAGCGATTTACTAATTTTTAGCCCTTTAGACATCTGACTAAATACAATTTTAGCTTTAGAATCTTCATAATGAGTTAACAATACGGGGAATATTGTGTTATTCACATTCTTAATTAATTCTTTATCACCAAGTATTTGACTAGCTTTATAAGCCTTATAACAAGATTTAACTCTATGCATACCATCTAACAACGCTATACTTCCTTTAACGAATAATTCTTTTTTGTCTTTATTGTAATTCAATAATACTTTATCACTATTTAATACATTTAATGTTAATTGAGTCGTTCCTAATTCGCCTTTTAAAATTAAGTTCTGCATTTCATTTATATTGCTTTGTTTTACAATAACATCTTCTTTTATTTTATTATTAACTTTTCTAAATTTGATTCCTCTTTGTGTCGGAACATAGTAACATAATTCTTCTTTTTCCCACATTCTACCAATTTCTTCAGCGTTTAAATATGTTAAATAATTATTATTACCTAAATCAACAACATTGTGGAATGTTTTAAAAACTACATATTCCTTTTCATTCTTTTTATATATATTATTTTTATTTAAAATTTTCATACAATCACCTCTATACACAGTATATCGTATATAAAGATGATTGTCAATACTTTTTATATTTTATTAATTATTTTAATCGCCTATATCTATTTTATAATTATATAATGCATTATATAGTTTAGTTGGTATTAAATTTTTATAATTTTCTTGCATATTCTACTTGTTCTTTGTCTATTTCGCTCCCTATGAATTTACACTTATAAATTACACAAGCATTGAAGGTTGTGCCAGTTCCACTAAATGGTTCATAAACAATATAACTTTTTTTAACGTACATATTCAATAATTCCAATACTAAGTCTGTACTAAACACATTATATTTAAATGTCTTCACTTTTTTATCTCTGATAGGTGCATGAATAACATTATTTAAATTACTATAGTTTGGTTGCCCAGTCTCTCTGATTGAAACAACTTTTTTATTCGTTTTAAATGTTTTAAATTCATCTTTTCTACAAAAAATATATATTTCTTCATGTTGTCGAGTTACTCTGTTTTTGTTCATATTGTTAGGTAATACTGGGGATTTAATCCAAGTGATAATATCAGCTAATTTAAAATTTGTATGTTTTTCTATATTAACTATTGTTTCATAAGTTTTAATAGGTGAATCTTTATTGTATATCAATGAAATTAATATGATACCATTTTTTTTTAGAATTTTATCAAAGCATACAAATAGATTAATAAAATTCACACTTTCTGGTGGCTGGGTTATTATATTATTTACTTGATAATTACTTTCTATCATTTTATTCATTGTGGTGAAACAATCTTCATTATATATTTTACCTGTTTCAATCAAAAAACCACCTCCTTTCTATTGAGCTTATTAATTAATAATATTTATATATTATCAGCATATTAAAATAATGTTCTATAATTTGTTTTTTATTTAAAGGAAGGGATTTCATCCCCATGACCTTTAACATTTTATTTAATTCAGTTTGTTTAACATTATTATTAATTCTATATTTACCGTCTTCAAGATGAAAATGCTTATCAAAATTATATGTTTTCATATTAAATTATTCTCCTTTTATATCAATCTCTCTTTTGGACTTCCACAATTCATTTTACCTTCTGGACAAGACCCATATTGACAAGGTGCTCCTATTTTACTGAATAATAATGGTGCTTCTTCTCTACATATTTCTAACATTTTCTCTGCAAGTTCTCTAATTTCTTCTTGTGCTCTATTACAACATCTTTTACTAAAGAAATTATACAAACTTCTAACATTCATTGTAACTATTATTTTAGTTTCTGAAGCATTAGGTAAAACATATCTTGCATTTTCATTAGCCACTTTAGTTGAATTCATACCATAAGTAGGATAATCATTTTCTTCAACATATTGTTTTATATTTTTTTGCCATTTTAAGTACATAGCATGAATTGAGTGCATATCATTTTCATATTCTTTGACATAATCTTCTCCCATTTCTTTAATTATGCTAGGAGTTATAAATTCAAATTTACCTTCTTCTTCCTTAACATATCTTTGAGATTGTTGACTATAAGATGCTATTCTATGTCTTACTAATTGATGTGTTAAAGCTCTACTAACACCTTCCACAGCAAATGAAAAACTACAATGTTCTAATGGAGACTCATGTCTCATATCTATTAATCTTTTTATAAAACCTTGTATTTTATCTTCTGTTAAACCTTCTTCTAATTCGTCTATACCTACAGGACTATAACATAATTTACCTGCCATAGCTATAACTTCTTCTACATTTCCATATTTCCCAATTAATTTTACTTTCATCATATTATCATTCTCCTTTTTTATTAATTATTTTCTTTATCCATATTTTGTAAAATTTTAATGAATGATTTTTTACTTTCCTCATTGTTAAATACATTGAATATAAAATAAAAACTATTTACAATACATTTTATTATATTAATTATAGGAATAAAAGATGTTAATATAATTTTTAATTTATTATAATTTTTACACAACATTCTACCAGAGATAGTAGATTTAACCTCTTTTAAAAATTCTTTATCTTTAAATAAATCATGTGATACTTTTAACCCACATATTAAATTCAGTACAGTTACTATTCCATATATTTTTAATAACATTATTCATCACCTTCTTTTTATTAATTATTTTCTATTATATTCTATCTAGTATTTTTTGTATAGCTTTTATTGAATCTTCTAAGAATTTTTTATCTACCAAATCTATGTTTATATAATCTGGTAAAGTAATTACGTCTCCGTTAAAAATCTCCTTTACACAATTATGAATATTTGCAAGTTCTTCGTCCGTAACTATTGGTTCACCATTAATTGTTTTATACGTTAACAAGAGTACGTCGCCTTTTTTTTGGTTTTCTATATTTTCAAATTTATACTGCTTAGATTTAATCACTTTTCCATTAATTATTATATTTTCTTTTTTTTCTGTTATATTCATTTGTTTTTTATGGCTACCTACATTGTATAACACAGAAAAAGGATTGACTTCTTTCTCTGCCATATAATCATCTCCTTCATTGATTATTTTTATTTTCAGAATCTCTTAATACTTTTAACGCTACCTCATTTCCATCTTTGTCCTTAAATATATTAAATATTGTAATTGCCCATATATTTTTAATAACATTTTATTCTACCTCGCTTTCATAAACATTTATTATTTTGAATACTGGTAATGTACTTGATGTCTTATCATATTTTTCCTCATATATTTTACCTTCTGCTATTCCACATAGAAAAGTTGTTTTTAGCTTATTTGTAAGACCCATATCGTCTATTGTTGTTTCTGTTATAGATATATTATATAAATTATTACTATTTACAATAACACTTAATAAAAATTCTCTGATTTCGTTTGTAAATACTTCATTATCTATATATAATAATACGTCTCTTCCTTTTTTATAAATTTTATAACCATTTATAGTCCTTAAATACAAGTCATTTATTTTTATATGGTCTATATTTCGGATACAATACATTTTATCACCTCCTTTTTATTAATTATTTTTATACTTATATATTAACATAAGCAACTTAAAAGTCACCTTTTAAATTATATTTTTTATAACTTTCTACAATTAACTCTTTTTCATCTGTTTGAATCCATTTATTATCAACTTTTTTCTTTTTGTATTTCCATTCAGCCGATTTTATACCTATTATATCTCCCACCTCTAATGGATTTAAACTAAAATTCTTTTTATATATTTTAATAATAATAGTCTTTCCTTGAGATAAAGAATATAGAGTTACTTTAGGTGCATATTTTGTATCTATATTAATTACAAGATTTTTATTTCCAAATGTTTTATCTTTAATATCACAGCTACCTGTAAATTCAAAATAATCTTGTACAAGTTGTGTAATATCATTCTTTTTATTTCCTATATGTTTCTCCATGAATTTAAGCATAGACAATGTACTATCAAATGTAAATCTTTTATCAGTCTCCTTTATTGCAAATTTATTAAATATTTTATTTAATTTAGGATATTTATCTTTGGATATTTGTTTTTTGCCATTAAATTCTTGATACAATTCATGCACCTTTAATAATTTAGGTATTGTACCAAATTCTTCAAAGTAATTTAATCTAATCAATATATCTATATTTTTATTGTTTATTTTATTCCCTATATCTATTAATAAGTCTATGAATGTATCGTAACTTCTATCTTTTAAATCATACAATATTTTACCAGCATTTTTAGATACAAATTTAATAGAAGATATACCTTTATAAATGGAGTTAGTTTCTTTATCCATGAAATATTCACCTTTAGAATATCTAAATTTAGGATTTTTTAATTTAATGTTAAGTTTTTCTGCATAATCAACTATTTTCTTAGTTTTGTCTATATCTCCCTCATATATATTAAACATTGTTGTTAAAAATTCTAATGGATAATAATATCTCAAATAACCACATATATATCCTATATAGCTGTATGCTTGACTGTGATTTAAACTAAATAAATATGATGACGCATCATATATTACTTTTAAGAAATCTACAATTATCTTGTCAGACTCTTCTTCGGACAAACCATATTCATCTTTCATTGTTTTGGTGAAGCCCTCTTTTATTTTAGGTATATATTGTTCTGTCCCAGTTTTTTTAGCAAATCCACGTCTTACAATATCAGCCTCTCCCATTGTAAATCCACAAAATTTATTTAAGAATTCTATAATTTGTTCTTGATAAACTAAATACCCTAATGTTGGATTTAAAAATTCATTTAAAGCTTTATGTCCGTTATCTTTAAATATACCTTTTGATAATTGTTCTCTATATGACGCTCCAGCAGGTCTAATAGCTCCATTCCCAACAGAGAACAAATCTATATATTTAAAATTAGGATTATATTTTTTTACATTAGCTATAGTTTCATCTGAAAATAAATCTTTAATATAGTTCTCTCCTGTCCCCTCCCATTGGAATATACCCAAAGTATTATCTCTGATTGACTTCCATACTTTTTCATCATCTGGTACATTGTTAGGATTTAATCGTTCTATACCTAGTAATCTACACGTTTTATTTATTAATGTAATATTGTCTAATGCTAACAAATCTAGTTTTACGTAATTTTGACTATCTATTTCTTTCATATTTAACATTGTAACAGGATAATCACAAGTAGACAAACTCATTAACCCCATATTTTCATCTAACTCCCTATCACTTACAACAACACCACAAGGATGAGTCCCAACCGATACTATTGTCCCATTTATTATATCTACATACTCAAATAATTGAGGATATGACGCTCTATATTCTTCTTCTTTATTTTCTATATTATCACATATTTCATTTATTTCACTTAAAGGAATCTCTAAAGCTCTACCCACGTCTCTTATAGACCCTTTTAAGGCGACAGTATTAAATGTGATAATGTCTGCACAATATAAACCTTCTTTATTATATATATATTCTTTTATAAATTTTCTATCATCTTTATCCCAGTCTGTATCTATATCAGCTAAACTAACTCTTTCTACATTCATAAATCTTTGAAAGTTTAACTTGTGTTTTATTGAATCCATGTCAGTTAAGCCAATTATATAAGCAACTAAACTACCACTTACACTTCCTCTGCTATATCCAGGAAGTCTATTATTTTGTCTTGCATAAGATTTTATATCTTCATCTAATAATAAAAAGTCAATAGCCTTATTATGTTTATATGTTTTTAATTCCTCTTTGATTCTAGGTAAATATTCAGTCTTAAAATTATCTAATTTATTTAATCCTTTTTCTTTTATTCCTTTATTAATTTTTTCTTTTAATAATTCTTCGGGATTATCCCATAATTTAGGATATTTATACTCTCTATTTATATCAAAAGTTTCGATACTGTCAGCTATTTTGTTGGTATTTTCTAATGCTTTTAAAACTTCGTTCATAGGAATTGCATTTTGTTTTTGATACATATCTATTAATTCATCATATGTTTTAAATGTTATATCCCATTTATCTTCATCACTAAAATTTATTTTTTTTGCTTGTTGAAGAATCTTTCTGCCTTTTGCATGAATTTCATTTAATGCATGTGTATCTGTCCCAACGGTTAAATTTAAGTCATTTTCTTTTGCTAGTTTAAATAATTTTTGATTTAATTTAACTTGTTTTTCATCTAAATGATGTTGTATTTCAAGATAACATCTATTTTTATTTTTCATAAAAAATTTTAAATATCTATCTTGAATGTATTTATCTGCTTTCCCAAATATTCCACCTAAACAAGCTGAAGTGATTATAATATTATCGCTAGTTTGTTCTAATTCATCAAGAGTTATTCTTGGAGTATAATAAAAATGATTGTCTTTTCTATTAAATGACTTGCTTATTAATTTATTTAACTCTTTAACACCATCATAGTTTTTTGCATAGAGACAACAATGATAGTTGTCCCTAATTTTTTCATCTAGCGTTTCTGTTAAATAAGCCTCTATTCCATGTATGTATTTTAAGCCATATTTCTCACAAGTCTCTTTCTTTTTAGCCCAGTTTAAAATATTCCCATGTTCTGTAAATGCAATAGCTTTCATGCCCAATTCTGATGCTCTTTTTATATAATCTTCTGATTTTGTTACAGAATCTATATTTGTTGTAGCTGTAGATAAATCAGTATGAAGATGTAGTATTGTATAGTTTTTCATTTATTACCACCTTCCTATTAATTTCTATATTATAGATTTTAATCTATTCTCTGCATATTTGCATTGTTCATTAGAAATTTCACTTCCTAGATATTTACATCCATATAACAAACAAGCCTTAGCTGTTGTTCCAGTTCCCATAAATGGGTCATATATGATTGCATTATTTTCTACATAAATATTCAATAATTGAGTTATTAAATCGGTACTATATGTAGCTTTATTTAACTTACAACTGCCATCGTTATTTTTTGCTTCAATAAAATTATATACGTTTTCATACATTTTTTGACCAGTACTTCTAACACTTTTTACTTTTTTATTAGCATTAAATGTTTTAAATTCTGATTTTCTACAAAAAACAAATATATGTTCCACTATTCTAGTTAATTTATTCTTGCTAACATTATTAGGTAACGCACTTTTCTTTTTCCATATTATATCATCTGCTATTGTGAAATTTGTTTTTTCAATTATATTTGAGACTACCAACCACATTAAATGTGTGTTTTCACTACCATAATTCATGTTATATAAAACACATCCATCTTTTTTTAATATTTTATCAAAATTACTAAAAAGATTTAATGTAAAATCAATATATTCTTTATCTGTCATATTGTCTAAATGGACATCATATCTACCTTCATAATTATCTCTACTTTTTTGAGTTTTATGACAATTGCTTCCTCTTCCAGTATTGTAAAATGGTGATGTAATTATATTTGAAACTTTTACATTTTCACTTATCATTCTATCCATTGTATCTAAACAACTTTCATTGTATATTTTATTCATTTCCATAGTTTTAATCCCCCTTATTAATTTTTATACTATGCTTGTTTATAATATTTGCAACTTCTTTTACAAAGTTTCTTATTTTCTTTTATCCTTTTTATACTTTTGATACTCTTGACAATGTTCAGCTGTTGAGCAAAGGTTCTTACAGAAAAAACTAAAATTAGTTTTATTTACACTCCATAAATCCTCCTCTTTAGCTTTATTAATATCTTCCATTGATTTATTTACAAACTCCTTGAATAAATCTATGTTCTCTTGATTAAAAGGTATTTCGATGAAATATCTTTCATATTTTTTCTCTTTTCCTAGTGGAATATCTTTTCTTTCCTTAACCTTACCCGTATCTTTATGTTTTCCATACTTCGCCATATCAAATGCACATTTAACTATTTTATAATCTGGATATTTTCGTTGTAAGGCTATTCCATATAGGATAAGCTGATAGCATTTCTTAATTAAATTTTTACTCGTAAACCCACTCTTACTTGAAGTTTTATAATCTATCACTTCAATCTCTTTCTTCTCATGGTCTATTAATGTTAAATCAATAAATCCTCTTATTATGGATTCTTCAAAATCAATAGAAAATTCTTCTTCTATTAAAACTTCTTTCCTATCCATATCTAAAGGCTCAAAGTTTTTAAAATATAATTCAATATCTTTAATATAATTTTCTTTACTTTTAATTGTCGGAAAATTTAAATCCCCAGCAAATTCATACATATCAATCTCTAAATTCCATTCTTCGATAGCTTTTTCTTTTGTTATTTTACCAGATTCAAGTTTCTCTGTTAAATCATGGAACAATGTGCCTGAGAAGTCCGTATGTGTTTTGGCTTCTTTGAACGTGTTCTATGTAAGTTAGATAATAATTTTTAGGACAATTGCCATAGCATGACAGCTTAGAAAAACTAAATTTTTCACTCATAAATTATACCTCCTTAATTTATTAATTATTTTAAATTTAATCTTTTTATTAAAATTTTTTCAATATTATCAAAATCATAATACCATATTATTAGTAAAGGAATACTGTTTGCTTTACAATAATCTTCTTTCCTTTTATCGTGTGTTTTTAATCTTTTGAAATCATCTATTGTTTTTTGAAAATGTTTATTATATTTTTCGTGTTGAGAACCATGCAGTTCTATAAGTAAATTATAATTAGGTAAATAAAAATCAAATCTAAGAGGTTGACCACCCTCACCAATTAATTCAAAAAATGTTTTCTCCTGTTCAAAATTAATACCATACTTTTCTAAAATTCTCTTGGTTCTTGTTTCTAATTGAGACCCTCTACAATCTCTACAGACAACACCTGCATCTACTTGATTTAATTTACTTAAGCTCCTTTCAAATTCATCTCCACATTTTTCACATATAAATTTATATTTCTTATTACTCTTAGGAGCAACCTTAAAAGATGATATATTATTGTTTTCACTCCAATATTTAGCTTTTTCGGGATATAAAGCACCGAAACTATCTAACGGATGTACTTTACCATGATGTGTTTCGCAATAAGGACATCTCCTATTGTCTTTAAATTTACCTGGCGTTATTAAATACCCTCCATTATCATTATGATAATTTTTGTTTTGACAATAAATCCACACTTTATGAGATGTGCTTCCAGTCTTAATTTTCCAAGGATTGATACCTAATTCATTATTCTTATCCCAATTCCAATATTTCTCTAAAAAGTCTTCACCAAAAGTATCTATCCCCCATTGTGCAAACGAATCTTTAGGATGCACTTTCTTTCCTCCACAATAAGAGCAACCTCTGTTTCGATAAAATTGATGAGGGGTAGTTTTATAACCACCATAATCATTATGATATTCACGCTGTTGACATAATATGTAAATTTTATCTGTATTTTGAGGTGCTATTTCAAAGGGGTTTAATTTATTTTTAGGTGACCAATATCTTTCTATCGCATCATTTCCATAAGTATCAATTAACCATTGCCCGAATGAATCTTTAGGATGTATTTTCCCATTTTGATTAACACAATGAGGACATCTGCCACCTGTCGTAAATTGATACAAAATAGTGATATAACTTCCATGATAATCGGTTTCAGTACATTTTATATATACTTTTTTGTTACTTTGAGGTTTTATGTGATAAGGATTAATACCTAACTCATTATTCTTTTCCCAATCCCAATATTTGTTTAAAGGTTCTTTTAACTCTTGTTGTACGTAATATGCGAAACTATTTTCATAAAAATTACAGCAATTAGTACATTTACTTTTTTTATTTATAAAACTTCCTAAAGAGACATCATATTCTTCGCCACAATAAGGACATTTAACTCTTAGTGCACTTTGACTAGTAAAATATTTACCATCAATAGTAATCTCTTTTGAATGATAACTTCCTATATATTCATAACCATCTCCCCTTTCAATTACTCTTCTCTTATGCTCCTCATTATAATACATTACATCATCTCCTTTTATTAATTATTTTTATCAATTCCCATTACTTCTTTTAACATGGTCTTGATATATTAATTTATAACTATACGGACAATTATGATAAGTCCCTAATTTTGAATATGAATATCTTTGTTTTTTATTTTCACTCATAATACTACTCCTTTTAATTTATAATCAAACATTCGTTTATTAATTTTTCAAATATTTTTTACCACAATCCTTAGAAGTTATATCTACTTTAATCATTAGTTGTATCCTCTCATAATTTCATCCACAGTATAAAAACTAGAACATTTAGAATAATCATAATCCATTATATTATTTCTTATAAATGAAATAAATCTCTCATCAATATCATTAAATTTTAATAATCTAACAATACTTCCATCACTAGAAGTTACTTCGTTTAAATTATTATCTGATATTAATATTTCGGTTATTTCTTTTAGTTCTTCACTTTCTTCCATATCTAATGCTGAATAATCATTTTGTCCACTAACATATATTATATTCATATTTTCCTCCTTGAAATAAGTTAATTAATCTTCTATAGTTTCTAATGTTTTAAACATATCATAATTATTTAAATATTTTTTATAAACATTTAGCACTATTTTTTCTCCATCTGATAATTTAATGGACTTTTTATATAATCATTTTGCTATCATATAATAACTCCTTCTGTTTATTAATTATTTTTACCTCCTAAAATACATTCATTACAAAGTTTTTCAAATATTTCTTTCCCCTGGTCTGATGGAGATACTTTACTTCCTTTTTTCATATATTTATTTTCTTTATCTAACATTATTTTTATTTTTACATCTCTCATAAATAATGAATTTTTAATAGTATCAACATCTCTTATAATTGCATCTTTCATTAAACCTTCATCCATACACAAGACTATTTCTTTCACATTTAATTTTAATAACTGTTCTACTTGAGTTGTACTAATCTGATTGCCTCCCAGAGACACACATTCATGTATCCCAAAACTATCACATTGAAGCACGCTCTTCTCGGATTCAAACACGTATACCTTATTGTTCTTTATATGCTCTTTATTTTCATATAAACCGTACAAATATTTATGCTTAGGAAAAGGAATTAAAGGAATGTATTTATAGTTTGTCTTTTCGTCTGAATTTAATCTACCCATGCAACCTATAAGTCTTCCATAATAACCTCTCCAGGGGATGGTAATGCGATTACTCTCTTCAGAAAATCCAATTTTAAATTTAACTTGTGAAGAAGGTAGGATTCCATCATCTGCGAAACGTTTAAACCATTTATAACCACTATTATATTCTTCTAAAACACTCTCATCATAAGTCACCTCTTCTTCTGATTCATAAGGTACATATAAGCTATCGAAGAAACCATCAAATAATACCTCTTCCTCTGGTTGATAATTACCTTCTATTTTGCTACCCAACATTATCTTAATTGTTTTAATAACCTCTCCATAGGTTAAACCTGTATGAGTAGCTATTAAACCGAATAGGTTACCATTATAAGACGTTGTAAAGTCTACAGCTGATAAATTATCGTTTAATTTAATCCTGCAACCACTAGGATTATCTCCGTTCGGTTTCGCACATCTAATCTCTTTATCTGTAATATTAATACTATGATAATTGTAATATTTTAATATTTTTTCAATTTGTTCTGGATTATTTTTTAAATACTCTTTCATATAGGCTTTCACCTACTTTTTATTAAATTTATTATTTTGCTGATTGTTTATATTTTTTCTAACTGGTTTACACATGCAATATTCTTTAAAAGTCCCCGAAAATGTATTAAAACTCATTACTATTGCCTCTTGAGTATCCACAGCTGTTAAAGTATCTCTTGACTTAGAAATAAAAATAACACGATAATGATTATTAGGATTTAATGTTATTTTTTCTTCTTTCCATTTCCCCGTTGAATCATCTTTTACCCTACGAAATGGGTGACAATAATAAGGGCTATTTTCGTCCATTTCTTGTGGATATAAAACACGCATCATATATAATCCATGCAAAATCTCGTTAATGGCTTTCGCACCACTAAGCATCGATAAAGTTAAAAATAATTCTCCATCAAACGTCTGAGAAGTCTGAATACAGCATAAACCAACTATGTCATATTTTTTACATAAAGTATGTAATTCTCTTGAGTCTCTAATTAAATCTTTATAAGATGCTTCTCCATTTCCTTTAAATTCTTGTTTAAATGTATCGTATACCACAGCGTCAATATCATGTGAATTTTTATATTTTCTAACTAATTTAGATAAACCGCACATATTTGTATCATTCATACTTGCTAATATTATTTTATCTGAAAAATGTTCATCATAATATTTTTTTGCTTGCTTTACCATTGCAATATCTTCAACACTTAATGTACCACTTTTAATCTTTCTTTTATTAATTTTTTTATAATCTAATATATTATATAAAATATATACTATAAAAGTATGAAAAAAATCTTCTATTCTCTGTTCATTGGTTACACAAAGAATTGTATTACCTGTACTCGCTAATGATAATATTAAATTAGACATCCATGTTGATTTTCCGCAATTGACATTCGCCGATAACATCGATAAACTTTGACGTTTTAACCCTAATATTTCTTTTGATAAGTAAGGCATAAATAAAGTCTCTCCGACTTTATCAAACATTAAACCTATTTCAGCACCAGATAATAAGTTATCTAAATATGAGTCTGGTATATTCCCAACGTGTTCTTTAATTGAATTATCTATCGAAGTCTTTATATAATTATTTTCTCTAGTTTCTCTAAATGTTATTATTTCTTCACAAGTCATATTTTTAAATAAATCTAACCATGATATTTCAACTTCACCTTTTTTAGTTTCTATTTTTATTTCTTTTTCTAAATCTAATCCATCTTGATAATAACTTATTAATAAATTACTCTTTTGTAAGTCGTCTAAATAAGAATTAAAATTTTTAATATCAACTGTTCTTCTTAATGTTTCAATTATTTTATATCCACCATATTCTCTATATTGCTTTAATACATCGGCGTTACAATTCAACCTTATTTCTGTATCATTTATTTTATTAATTTTTTTATTATGTAAAGTTTTTAATATAGTGAATAAAAAGCTACCCTCCTCACTAATAAACATATCCGATTGAATATCATAATCCCCTAATAGCATAGGGTCTTCATATAGACAACCCAATACGACAGCTTCACAACTCTTTCTACCAGATTTCAAATAGTCTGGTAAATCATTATAATTTAACATACAACTCCTCCTTTATTAATTATTTTACACAACATATATCCAACTCCTCTCTAAAAACTTTTAAATTTAAACCCTTAATTTGACTTTCTAAGGAATTCAATGATTAATTACTCAAGGAGATATTTAAAACCCCTTAGAAAGCCATATAAAGACTCAAATTTTATTAGTTATTAATGAATCCTATTACATTTCCTCCATCTTTATTATCTCTCACCATTTTATTCATCATATGTTCTAAATGTTCCTCTTTGACTTTTGTAAATCCTTTATCAACAGCATACATACCAGCATGATTACACACAGAAGATATAAACGCACCAGATTTACCATCTGATTTTTCAGCTAACAATTCATAATCCACATCATCTTCATGTTTTAATTTTCCAACATATAATTTGAATAATTTGACTCTTGATTCAAAATTAGGTAAAGGTATGTTTATAACTTGGTCAATCCTACCTTCTCTAATTAATGCTGGGTCTAATTGGTCGGCAACATTTGTCGCACCTATAACAATTATATTATTTTCTGATGCTTCAGACATACAAGCTAATAATTTATTTAAACAGCTTCTATATTCTTTATTATCGTCGCCACTATCTCTCTTGCCACCTATAGCATCTAATTCATCTATAAATATAACTCCACCACCTTTATCTTTAACTGATTTAAATATTTTCTCTACGTGTTTCGCACTTTCTCCAACATATTTCTGTGCAAAATCTGACGCAACAACGTGTTCAAAATTCATATTACTTTCATTTGCTATAGTTTTACTAATTAATGTTTTACCTGTACCTGGTTCACCTTCTAATAATATTCCTGAAGGTAAAGTACAACCCATCTCTTTATATTTATCTATATTCTTTATAAAGTTTATAGTTCTTAATATATCTTCTTTTGTTTCATCTTCTAAAACTACATTTTCTAACGTACAATCTTTTATTTTTCCATTTTCTTTTGGAGTTCTTTCCCATCTCTCTAATACTTTAAGATACGAATCTAATATAGCAATTGCTGGAAGATAAGTATCATTACCTTTGTGTTTAGCATATAACACTTGTTTGGATAAATTTATAGATATTCCAACAAATAAATTCTTATCATACTCATATAAATCTTCAAAAGATACAAAACTGCTAGCTGTAAAAGTACTGGTTAATATTAAATCTTCGGATTCGGGTTTATTAATTTCTGAATACGGACTTAATTTCTCTAATGTAAACCTCATTAATTTAAAATCTACAGTTAATCTGTAACAGTTATTATCCACTAATAAATATTTAATTCTCTCGGTTTCTCTCAATTTTATTCCCCCTTTTTATTAATTATTATATCATAACCAAATTATTTATCAATAGATTTTATTAATTATTTTTAAACTCTTTTATTAATTTTTTCATATAATTAAATAAGGAGTTTGGGTCTTTTCTTTCATGTTCAACTTTATTCCATTCCATAGGCGTTCTAGAATAATAATCACCACGACCTCCACATTCTACATGACCATTAGGTATTCCCATATTTATTTCTGTTCCATAGTATATGCATATATCATTATTTTTAAAACTAAACATAATATCTAATGCTCTCTTTACTTTTTCTATGTCATGATTAAAACTAACAGTTATCCTTGTTTGGTCGTGATTATCTAAGAATATTACGGCATTTTCTTCATTATTAGTTATCTGTAATGACTTGTTATTTATTATTGAATCTTTTATGTATCCTGCCTGCTCAAAGTTGAAGGTTTTCATTCCTGTCTCTATAGCATATTTATTAGAAATTTCAAAAGTATCCCAAGCCTCTCCAACTATATAAGTATTAGACTTTATACTATAAACATAATCGCAAAACCATTTCCAATAGTTAATTGGATTACCACTAGCATAGATGATGGCATCTAATCTAAATCCATCCACGTCATGCTCTATCAACCAAAATTTTACCACTTCTTTTATCATATCTCTTACTGTTTCAGATTGATTGTTTAACTGTGGCATGTCGTAACTCCATTTTGCTAGATAATATTTCTGATTGTCATGACAGATTCTCCATTGATTATTTTGTTGTTTATCACTCCAAAAGTAACAATCATTGTTCCCTTTTACGCTTTCTTTGAATAATTCATTCTGTGTACTTGTATGGCATAATACTAAATCTAACAATACTTCTAAATCATTTTCATGTGCTACTTCTACAAATTCATCAAAATCTTTTAATGTTCCGTATTCTTTTTTAATATCTGTGTAATTTATTATATCGTATCCATGTTGATTACAAGAAGGGAATATAGGAGTTAACCATAAGGTTGTTACTCCTAATTCATTGAAGTAAGATATTTTATTAGTTAAATCTTTAAAGTCTTTACAGAAGGCTGGAAAATATATTTCATAAATTATTCTTCTTTTATTCTTTATAATAATCACCTCTTATAATATATTTATTTTATTTCTATTCTTTCTTTAGCTATATTAAAATATTTTTTATCTAATTCAATTCCTATAAATTTTCGATTTGTATTTAAACAGGCAACTCCAGTTGACCCACTACCCATAGTAAAGTCTAATACCAGTTCAGTTTCGTTTGTATAGGTTTTAATTAGATATTCTAATAAATCTACTGGTTTTTGTGTAGGATGTACTCGTTTATTTCCGAAATTTCCAAGACCTTGGAAATCCAAAATGTCTATAGGATATCCTTTTTCTTTTGGGATGGTTCTATACTCATCAAATTTTACTTCATTTTTTATTTTCCCATAAGTGTTGCAACTCGGATGATAAATATTTTCAGTATATCGAATATTTTTTCTTTCTCTATCTCTCAATTGAGGGTTATAAGTTGATTGTTTTTTGTAAAATATACATATATCTTCAATACTTCTTAAAGGTTGTTTTTTGGCATTAAGATGATTTGATAAAGTACTTTTATACCAAGTCCATTTATATTTAAAATTTTTAATATTGCTACAAATCAAAGTTGAGGTAAATGGTTCACTACCAAATAATACTATAGCTCCATTATCTTTTATTAATTTATTTAATCTTTTCCACATTTCGTCAAATGGAATAATCGAATCCCATTTACAAGCAGTTGTCCCGTATGGAGGATCTGTAATTATTGCGTCCACTTTTATTTCAGACTCAATTAATTTATCCATAACTTCTAAACAGTCACCTTGAAATAAAGCATAATCAGAACATCCATATGAGTTGGAATTACCTCCTTCAATTAAATTCTTTAAATTTATCATATTAAATAATCACTAATCCTTTCTTTCATTTTATTCCATTCTTCGTATGCCATATCATTTTACATCTATTTTCAAACCATGATAAAACTTGTAAATTATCAATGTCATTATTGCCTCCTTATTATTTTAACATATCCAATATTTCTCTGATTAAACTCATATAATAAATTATTTCTTCCTCATTATTTAAAGCGAATGCCCATACATCGTCATATATGGCTTTTAACATATTTATATTATTTTTAAAATTGTTACAGCACGCTTCACTTATTTTATCTAGGTTTTCCAAATTTTCAATGTTCATATCTTCAGCTTGTTTCTTTATAACTCTTTTGAAATCGTCGTTAGTTATTGGTGAAAGTCTATCATATTCATCGAATAATTCTTTAATTTCCTTTTTATATATTTCATTCATATAATCACCTCATTTTTATAAACCTAATATGTCATTAATATTTCTTCGTTTTTCTTTTTTCTCAACATTAACCACTATATCAAAATCATCAACCTCAATTTCCTTACTTGATTCTTCTATTTGCTTAGGTTGTTCTTTTTCTAATAAATATCTTTCTAACTGATTCTCAATCATACAAGAGAAGTATTTAATTCTACTTGCACTAGTTTTAAAATCTTTACTATCTAATATTTCTTTTATATCTTTTTCATATTTACATAAGAATTCATATATCAATTCATCCTCAAATTTATCTGTAATTATTTTATATGTTGAAGAGAAATATATTGATTTTTCCTTTTCACTTAAACCACATAGTTCTCTTGCTTTCTCTCTAGACAGTTTCTTGACTTCTTTCAACCATATTTTTCTTTTCTCTTCTTTTTGTTTGTCATTGTAACATTCTTCATTACAGAAGTATCTATTTTTGATTTCTAAATTATCATTGAGATATTCTTCTATGAAAGCATCTTTTTTATCTATTTTATTTTTGCAGTATTTGCAAATAACCATTTTAGGTTTTGCCATTTAATCACCTTCTTTATTTTATTATTAATCATTCATATCTACTTCATAATTATATAATGCGTCATATAATTTTTGTGGTATTTGTTCTTTATAATATTCTGCAACCTCTTTAATATAATTCTCTTTAAATTGCTTATATGCTTTAAATGCTTTTTCTGGTGTTTCATAATACCCTAAAAATTTCGGTTTCTTTTTATTTTCTTCAAAATTATAAACACCACATTGTGCTTCAAATTTTTTATCTCGCTTATTATAAGATACTCCAATAGGATAATCCCCTCTATTTTTATCACATTTAACGAATAACATATTTATATTTTGAGGTACAAAAACACAATTCTCTGGTGAATAGACTTTATTGCCTTTATTTAATATATCTTTGTCTAAACACATGATTTCATTTTTTACTTCATAATAATTATCTACAAACCAATCACCAAAATTTGTATAATTATGCCACTCTTCACATACCTCACAGTTTATATATGTTGGATATTTTTCATGATATTTAGGGTCATAACACCTCGTCAACATATGATACCAAACTCGATAAACTCTAGTTAGCTTACCATTTTCTTTCGTCTTATATTCACCTTCTCCCAAATATCCTGTGTTATAACACCTCTTTTCATAAGGACATTTAATATTACCTTTTTTAAACTTATTATATCCTGTATGTTTAAAAGTCCAATTATACTCTGGAAAATATACATCCATATCATGTGCATTTTTATATTCTACTATAATCATCTCACTGCCGAAATTATTAATATTTCTTTCCCCAACTCTATCTACTTTAGACATTCAATCACCTCCACAAAGGAAGTGGAGAATTAATCTCCACATTTATTATTGTAATTTAGCTAATACTTCAGTTAATTGTTCAGAGTCTAATGATGCAACACTTTTAATACCTTTTTCTTTCATAAATTCTTTTACTATATTCTTAGCATTTGTATCTTTAAGCTTATCTTTTAATTTACTTTTTAATTCTTCTATGTTTTGTTCCTCTACTTCTTTTTCTTCTTGTTCAACCTCTTGTTGTACTTGTTTTAAATCTTTTTCAGCTTGTTTCTTTTCTTCTTTTTGTAATTGTTTAATATCATGTTTGACTTCTGATTTCTTTAATGAATTTTCAACACCCATTTTAAATGCTTTCATAAAGTTTTCTGCTGACAATTCTAATTTTTCTGGTAGACCCTCAAATCTACTACCACAATCAATTAAACCATTAGAAGTGAAATACATATATCTTTTGGCATCTACTTGCACACCATCTTCAATAACTCTTTCTGTTGCTAAATTAACTATCATCTGTGCTGAATTAGATATTGGTGAATAAAAGTCAAATCTTAAATTTGTTGTAAGTTGTTCATATTCATCGTTTGTTAATGTATCTTTTTTACCTTTATATTTAGTATGTCCTAAAATAAATAGTGCAACAGGTAATCTATCTAATTTATGTATCTCATTCATTACTAACTCTAATAATCTATCTCTACCTCTGGAATACCCACCAAAACAATCGTTCAAACTTTTAGATGGTTTACCTGTTTGTCTTCTACTTTCTTCCATAACATGTTCTATACCTATATCAAATAAAGTATCTAACGTATCTATTACTACCATTTTTATACCTAATTCTTTATAATTCTTAACCAAATCGTCTACTACTTGCACAAACCCTCTGTTACCTTCTGAATCTTCTTTTTTGCTAAATTTTAAAACTTCTTCATATTGTATATCTGGTAATGCCTTATAACCTTGTTCGTTTCCACAACTGATTAATAACATTTCATCTAAATTATACTCTTGTTTTGCTAGTTCATAAACTGTTGTTGTTTTTCCTATTTTCGCTTCACCCATTAATATATAATGTGAGTAAGATGTTAAATCAACTTTCACTTTATTTCTTTTTATAGCCATAGTATCACTTCTCCTTTTTTTTATTAATTATTTTTATTTGTTATTTTTATCAATATTCTATATCAATTCATCTTACATATTTTAATCACCTCATATTTATATATTAACATAAATAACTTAAAAATCACCTTTATTGACACTATATAATAAATTAAATTTTCTGTCTTCACTGATTACTTCAACATCAACATATCTATTCTCAATATCTTTTACTTTATTAATAACACTATTTATATTATTACTCTCATATTTTTCTAAAAATTTCAATACATTATCTTCTTCATCGACTTCAAAAAGAGATATAATATATTTGTTAACGGTTTCAATGTTATCTATAAAACATTTGTACAT